GCACCAGCAGCTTCTTGTGGATGGTGCAGAACGCCGCCGTCTCCATCTGGTGGTGATAGGGTGTGAACCTACCGGGCCAACTGTAGTGATGCAGAATGGGCGACGGCGCGTCGATCCCTAGGTCTTGCAACCTGCGAACCTCGTCGACACCGTGCGGTACAACCACGACCTCCTGACCCCGCACAGAAATACGTTGTGCTGTGCTGAGCGCCGCAAGCACCCTGTCTGGGTTGTTCAGCTTCAGCGCCAGCGCCTTGGCAGACGGGATGACTAGCATTTGTTGGCACCGTTAATTCTAAGCCATGCCTTCAATCCGACGAGACTTTCTTCGTCCTTTACAACCCAGCAAAACGCTCCAGCATCAATCATCTCCTTGATGGTCTTCTCCTGCAGGGCGGTCAGCCCGTACTTGGTGCCAGCCTTCACCTCCACGGCGATCATGCGCCCACCGGGCAATATGCCCACCCGGTCAGGGATACCGGAGCGCCCGTAGATGCCCGCTTGTGGGGCGAAGAACCAGATACCATGCTCTTTCAACACCTCGTCCACCTTCTTCTTCATCTTCTTTTCAGGGGTCATCGCCATGTAGCAATCCTTTACACTCGTGTCAAGTTACAACTTACTGAATTCGCACAAGTGCTGTGCTGGGCAAAACCTGCACAACCCGCTGGGCTTGGCGGGCCAGTCATCGCTGTGTAAACTTCTCTCTATGCGGCTGACCTTGTTGAGGAGGTTGGACCAGAGGTCACCAATATTATCACGCTTGTACAGATGCCGGTCCATGGCTTGGTCCTTCAGCCAGACGAAGCAGCTAGACACCTCCTTGATCTTCTTGTGGTGTGTAAAGACTTGCAGGGCGAATAGCTCCAACTGGTTGAAGTCCGGGCGGCGCTTGCCTGTCTTCCAGTCCAGAACCACTGCCGTGTCGCCACGCAGGATCAGCACGTCCAGCTTGGAGCGCATCCACGCATCCTCATCCCACCAACCTGTCGGCTTGAGGTTCCGGTTCAGCGTCATCTCCTGTTCGATAAGCATCGCATCGTCAGGCTTCATGCCACGCAGCACCGCCTCCACCATGGGCGCATAGTCCTTGGCCTCGTCCGGCAGGGGTGTCTCGTCACGCAGCCGCTCCTCAATCATCTTGTGCAGCCGCTCACCGTAGATGGTGGCCTCGCCGCCTTGGTCCGTCACCTCCTTGGTAATACGTTGGTGGTAGTATCGCTTCGGGCAGTTCTCGTACATCTTGAGCGACGAGTACGAATGCGCCAGCGGCTTGGGCTGGGTGTCAGTCATGCGCTTGGCCCCTCTTCAGCAGCAGTGTCTTCAATGTATTCCACAATACGCTTCTCTGGTGCGGGCTGTGTGAGGGGGAGGATGATGCAACGCTCGTCAGACAGTTCACCGTCGACGCGCGCCAACGGCCACCCTTCCAGCATGGCTTGGCACGCGGCGCGGGCGATTGCAATTGCCGCGTCATCTGTGAACGGCACAAGCGGGTGATCTTTCATGGCCCTAGCAGCAGCCTCCAGCGCCTCTGGCGGGATGGTGATGTGGTCAGTCATTACTTTCCAATTCCTTCTTGAGTTCATCAAGCGGTGACGGTTCAGGCGCAGCACGCATCTCAGGATACACAGGCGGCGGTAGCTCCGGGTTGGATAGGCATTTATATATGATGGACGTGTTGCTTTCCGGCAGGACTATCACCGTGCTCGGGCAGACAGTGGTCATGTACACAAGCATCTGTGCGGCAGTCAGTGTAAGAAACATCATACCAGTTCCTCCTCGAATATCACCAGCGTTACGCCAGCTTCTGTGAACATTTTCTGCGCTACGTCGAACTCCTCCAGCACCATCTTGGTGCCGTTGTTCATGGCGTAGATCGTTGTGATCCCTGCTTGGATAAGCATACGTGCGCACCGGGAACATGGCACGTTGGTGGTGTACACCGTCCCCCCTGCAAGCCGCGCACCTACACGTGCAGCCTGAGCGACAGCGTTTTCCTCGGCATGGCTTGTCCAAAGATATTTGGCAGGGCGCTCCATCCTGTAGTCATGATCCTCCACACCGCGCGGGATACCGTTATACCCAGTGGATACCACCACCTTGTCATCGCTGACGATGACGCACCCCACCTTGGTGCTTGGGTCCTTGGAGCGTGTGGCCACTTGCTCGGCTATCTCCATGAAGTAATGATGCCACGACTTCCTCATCACTTAATCTCCACACGGCGTGACGGTATATACATCACCGCCGTGGCTTCACCCTGACCACGCAGGTTTTCCAGTGCGCTCTCCACGCATTCGGTTATATCAGCAATAGATACACCGGGTTCGAGTATGAACTGCGCCGTAATGGTGACGCCAAGCTTACCACCCTCGTGGGGCTCTTTCTTTTTCGTTGTCATTTCACCTCTCCATAGTTGATACCGACATGGGCTTCGCAGTTAACAGGCAGGTCGGGTGCCCATGTCGGTGGTGTCTTCATGACCTGCTCCATAAACTTCAGTGCTTCCTCTGCTTCGTGCTCATCCACCATGATAACGATCTCGTCGTGAACCTGCAAAACGGTCTTGTACCGCTGGCCGATGGTGACCATCTGCTCGGCCACGACGATGCGGGCTAGGGCTTGGACGATGTTCTCCACCACCTTGCCCCCGTAAATATATTGCCACTTGATTGTACTCACGTTGCCGCCAAGCACTCGGGCTTTGGCAGCCTCAAGGAAGGCACGTGCATCGCCGCAATACTTGAACCCGCCATCGGCTGTCTGCAACAAGGGGTAGTTGATCTGCAATCCGTTGGGCAGACCTATATGCTCAGGCTCGAATGGGAGATACGGCTTGATGTCACCTGTCTTGCCCTGCGCCATCTGGTTCAGCGCCCAGCCGCAACGGTTCCATAGCTGCGGGATCATGGGGTACTTGCTGCGGTATGCCTGTACGATGCGCTTGGCTTCGCTCTCGTCCATGTCCACCTTGATACCGCCAGCACCTAGCGCCAGCGTGGCCTTGAACTTGGTGAAGCCCATGCCATAGCCAAGGCCAAGCACGGCGGTCTTGCCGACGTGGCGTTCCAGCTTGTCAGCCTTGGTGATCTTCCTGCCGTACACATCGGTGGCGAACTCGGAGTACACATCGCGCCCCTCACGGAACGCTTGGAGCAGATGCTCCTGCTCTGCCACCCATGCCACGATGCGGGCTTCGATCTGGGAACTGTCGCTGGCCACCAGCACCTTGCCTTCCGGCGCACATAGCGCACGGCGTAGCGTCCCGCCTCTCGGCAGGTTCTGCAGGTTCATCTTGTCGCCACCGGAGAAGCGCCCTGTGTGTGCGCCGTAGTAGTTCAGCATGATTGGCAGAGGCCCGCGCTCTGCCACCCCTATCAGCGATGCCGTTCGCGTCTCCTCCAGTGTGGACTTGACGCCCAGACGGGCCGCGACAACCGCTCTTACACGAGGATCATCATGCTCAAGTAAGTCTGTGAATGCCTTGTCGGTCTTGCCAAATGCGAACGTCGCCTTGCCTGTGGCAGGGCTGGTCTTCATAGGCGTGTCCACACCCAACGCACCTAACACAACACCAAGCTGGTTGTTGCTCATAAGCTGGGCCTTGACTGCCTCCTCGCTGTCGGCCAGCCATCCCAGTTCGTCCATGAGATTGGACTTGCGGTCACGTACCTCTTGCAGGTGCTGTTCCAGCAGCGGCTTATTCAGCACGATACTGGGCTCGGTGTACATGCGAATGGTCTGGTCTATGAGCATAAGTTCTGACGGGTTGAACTTGCCCTTGAGCTTATTGAAAAGTTTATACGTCAGGTCCACGTCGTTGGTGCAGTAGCGACCGTACGCATCCATCTCCTCGCGGGTAAACTCCTTGCGCCGCATACCCATGGCGCGGATCACCTCGTCACCCTTCTCGCCCAGCCTGTAATGGGCCACCAGTTTCTTGAGCGAACCACCTACGGTGAGGCCGTGCCATGGGCGGGCCATGGACAGCGTGTCAAGCCATAGCCTTGGGCGGATACCAAAGTGCCACGACAGGATAGCCCCGTCGAACACGGTGTTGTGGCAGAGGATGGCGCGATTGGTATAGTCGAGCGACTTGAGGAACTTGCCGGGGTCACTACCTGTATACCAGTCAGCGGGGTGGTCGTTCACCTTGATACCCACGCCGATCACTTCAAAGCGCGGGTCACGGACATATGCTTCCGTGGTGATCTTCGACAGGGAATAGTCCTTGTCGTAGTATGTTTCAAAGTCAATGGTCACGATATCCATTCTGGGAACCTTTCATCCGGCACAGCAGGGTCGATACCCGTAATGATCCGCGTCTTGTAGCGCATCATCCACAGCTTGTGCTTATAGTGATCCCGCGTCCATACATGGCCCATGTACATACAAGAACCGTGGGTAAACATCTGCGCCACTATAAGCAGCGCCCACTCCCACCATACTTTGTCCCCCCACATCACTCCTTCTCCACGATATGGAAGCACTCCTTGGTATCAGCCACCCGCATCTTGGTGCTCTCGACTTGGTTGAACTCCTTCACAGCATCGGGGTATCGCTGGACCATGAACTCCAGAAAGGTAACGCTGCCCTGCACCCACTTCTTCAACTCGGACAACTGCCTGTCGGATTGCTCCATCCGCTGCTCAAGTGTGGTGATGGTGTCTACCGTGCTGTTGTTCGCAGTTTGCGCTGTCCGTATCCACGTATCCAAGCTCTTGACAGATAGCGCCCGCACTTGGTCGGACCCTACCCACACCTCGTTACTAACGATGGTATCTGCGCCCCATATTTTCATGGTCATAACTACCTCCTATTTATACGGGCTCACGATGGCCCTGATTTTTACTGCTGTTATCAAGTCGGCCCGTGCTTCAGCTATACGCGCCGCCTTCTCGCGGGCCTCATGAAAGGCCAGCGGTATCATGTTGTGTGCTTCAGTGACGGCGCGCTTGAGTGATGTGGTGCTCTCCTCCTGAGAACGTATCTGTGCGCGACACCACTCAACCTCTGCCATGAGACGTTGGTTCTCGTCTTCCAGTCTGCGGTACGCCCGCCTTACCGCCAGCGGCATCTTGTACTCGTCCAGTGCGAACGTCATCGCGCAGTTCCCTCCTGATATCTCCTAGCAGCCATGACGGCCAGTTGTCAGTCCGAGGAGATAGCGAGAGTGTTACTCTCGCCACCTTGTTGTTGTGCTCCACGGTCACGGCGTAGTGCTTGCTCAGACGGATGGATACGATCTTGTACCCGGCGTCTTCCACTACCTTGGTGATGGACCTAGGGTTTACTCGCATTGCCAACTCCTATGCGCTTGGCAGCGGCGAACGCAATGTCGAACTGCGCCAGCACTTCGGGATACGAGTGTTGCAGGAAGGTACGCATTGCTGCGTACTCCACCGTCTCCTTCTGCACCGCTTCCATGATAGCCGAGATTGTCAGGGCTTCAGTGGAAGCGGAGCGCATAGTGGGGGTATGCGCACTCCACAGGCCCCCCACAGATGTGCCTACACCTACCCCACTGGTGTTTACTGAACTGGATGGCATGATCTGCCCTGTCCTTCTGTTGATATACACATCGTTGGCAACGTCATGATCCCACTCATTCTGATACGACATTGGCCAGCACCGCTGCGTAACCAGCGATATCCGTGATGCTATCCATGTGGTTGGGGGAAGCCTTGAGACGCAGCAGCTTGACTGCGATCATCATCTTGACCGCCGTGTCGGCGTTGATGTGAGCACCGGATACCGAAGACCACACGAGAGCCACATCACGCCAGTGTGCAGCCGCGTCACCATATGTTTTACCACGTTCGTCAAAGACATGCGCTGCGTCCAGCAGCATCTGCACCCCCGGCGGCGGACCTGCCGCGATATCCGCCATTACTTCCGCCTCCTTGGCAGCGGATAGTTTATTGGACTTGGCCCTCTTAATGGCTTCAACAGCCATGGTCTTCCACTGTGCCTCATCTGGCTCGACAACACGTTTCCAGTTGGCCTTCAACACCTCCACTGGGGTCTGCCGCTGCTTGATGATCTTGCGCACGGTCTGGACCGATAGGCCCGAACGCCTAGCCACTTCCGCCGCAGGTGCATCAGGGCGCTTGAGCAGAATGTTGATGGCCTTCTGCCGCCTAAGACTACGGTTTCTCATTTCGTCCTCGCTGAGATAGGGGGTTCAATGCTGGTGACAGGATTGGGTACTGCCATAGGCACGGATGGCGTGGGCTTGATATCTTCCTCAGCCCACGGATCGTAGTCGTCCTCATGCTGTGGAGTAAGTTTATCCGTGATCCACGTCACGATGTACACGAGGCCCCCGATAGAGCCCAATGTATAGAGGATGAAGAACCCCCACTGGTACTCATTGGTCGGCATAGTGCGCCTCCGTGGTACCACCGTTGATCTTCTCCACAACGGAAGGCTGCGGACCTAGAAGCCCCTCAAGTGAGCGGCGGCGGGCGGCGAACTCATCCGTGATCTGCTGCTTGCGCTCGTTGATACGGGCAATGTCCTCGTCAAGACGTGTCAAGATATTTGCAAGGCAGATATCGGACATATCAATCTCGTCACGAAGAACTTTGGAAACGTCAGTGAGACTGCTCATTCTTTCATACTCCTGATGGTAAGTTTATGTCCTAGTGTTCGTGCTACTGCGTCGAACTCCAGCATACGGGGGGACCTGTCCCCCGTACGCCATTTGCGTAGGGCACTGGATGAAACGCCGGATCGCTTGGCAATATCTTCCTGTGAAGCATGTTGCCTGTTGATCTCACGCCACATCCAGCGCACCAGTGGGTGTATCGCCCTGTCAGGGCGGGGTTGCTTCTGCTTTTGAAATATACGCATGACAGGACAATAGTACCAGCACTTTTCAGTGCTGTCTACTCCTTTGCGACAAGCACGCCGAGATGCAACCGCATGTCGCGGCTATTCGACTTTACTGCGCTCTCGAACACATCCACCACGGCCTCGCCCGGTGGCACTGTCCGGTACTTCCATGCCCCCATGCGGGCGATGACCAGTTGCATCGCCTCGGGGGAGAAGTCCTGCGCCATGATGGCATCGGCCAGCTTGTTGAGGTGCGTGCCATCCCACCAGTTATGGTAGCTGCGCTCCCTTACGACGTTATCGAACGCACCAATGCGGGCCATGGTACGCAGCCGCAAGCGATAGGCTTTGAGATTTCGCAGCCACTCCTTGCGCCTGTCCTCGTTTACGTCGGGTGCCATGTCCTTGGGGTTAATGATCTTGCCCGTGCATAGGTCCAGCTTAAGGTGTTGGAAATACTCCTGTCCACTTTTACGTAGGGCGTTCCAGTCGTTGAACTCATAGTATTGCCCATCGTACGACATAACCCGCCGTTTGGGGGTCGTACCCTCATGGCACACCTTGTACTTGCCAGTGTCGAAGTTTATGAAATGGACAGGCAGGAAGGACCGGAACGAACTGGACAGCGTATACTGCTGCGTCCGTATGGTCTTGTCAGTGGCGATGAAGGTGAGCACGTTGTCACTGGTGATGGTGCATATCTTATCGTCATGCACACTGAAAGTTATTTCTGTGTGTTCTTCGTTGACGTGCAGTCTGCCGAACGTGCGGAACGGCACGCCGTTCTTGTAGGGACTGCGCCCTTTCATGGCGAAGTCCAGTATCTGCCCGAACCTGTCGAAGCGTCTTGCCTTCTTTCCCATGTGCTTACCTCGTGATCTTGGATGCTGCGACAGTCGCCGTCAGCTTGTTAAGGTCCACCTCTGGCGCGGCAGGACCCTCGTCCTTGTTGCGCTCCACCACCTTGCGATGGCGCTGCTTGTACTCCTCGGGCACCAAGTCCCACAGCGGGGGCCATGCCTTGAGAGCCGGGGCCAGTGTGGCGTGTGCCTCCAGTACCTTCATCACACCTTCGATGAAGGCATCCTGCTCAGCACTTACCGCTTTACGCTTGGCCATCCACTCGTCCATCTGGGCCTTCACGTCATCCCATGCGGGGTCATCTGCCAGCTTGATATCAGGCACAGACGAGCCCTGCACAGAACCAAGCGGTAGCCTGATATCCCTGTCAGGCGTGGGGTAGTTGCTGCTGGTCTTGAGCCGCGTCCGGTATTCTGTCTGCCCGATCCTGACAAGATCGAACGTGTCCGTCATGTCGATAAACCCCGGTGGCAGAGCCTTGACCGTCTCCACATACGGCCCCAAGAGGCGGCTCATGATGGCCTCGCCCACATCAGGCGGGTTATCCCAGATAGCCTTGATCCTGTCGGTGAACAGGTTACGGGCGTTGGTCCTCACGCCGGTCTTCAAGTCTTCAGATATACGAACTACAGCCATGTTACTTCTCCTTGTTGATAAGTTGTACCTTGACGGCACCATTGATGCGGGCAACCTTGGCCTTGCCATCGGCCATCTCCCTGAAGCACCATGCCATAGCCGACACGGTTGCATCCTGCTTCCGCAGTCTCCACTCCAAGGCTATTGCCCAGAGGGCCAGACCTATGATAATGATCTCCATATGGAGCACTCCTGTGTTCTCCTGTTGGTGATTGGGCGGGGTCTGACTACCCCGCCCTTTCTCGTTACATGGGGACGACTTCACCCCACGGCGCATCCTTCTTGTCGGTGTTGACCACCCACAGCACCGGGTAATCCGGGGCAGGACCGTAGTCGGAGCAGTACAGATCGGTCAGCACGATGGTAGCCACCGGGTTGATGTTGTGCTCCTCCTGATAGCGGAAGATCGGGCTGAACGCAGTACCGCCACCGCCGTGGGGCTTGACCGCCACGTCATCACCACGCTCAAACTTATCGTAGTGACACACCTCGTGGTCGAAGTAGACCACGTGCAGCTTGAAGGGCAGCATGTCCTCCCAGACGAACCTGATCTCGGCAGCGAACTCGTTCAACTCCTTCTCACCGATGGAGCCAGAGCAGTCGATGGCGAAGGTGATCTCCCCCAACGTCTCGCCAGAGATGGACGGCATGTGCAGCCCAAGGGCTGCCATGCGGCGGTTAGGACGAGCCCATGTCCGGGTTTCGTTCTTCTGCTTCTGGACGAAGCGGCGCAACACCTCACGCCAGTCCACCTTGGGCTGAAGCACACCCGTCACAAGACGTTCCATGTTGGCCGACAGCTTGCCCATCATCTTGGCAGCCTGTGCAGCCTGAGCGACCTGTACCTTCATCTCGGCCTGTGCCTGTGCCACCTCGGCCTGAGAGCCATCAGCTTGCACCACATCGTCGCCAGTACCGGGGATACCACCGGGCTGCCCATTGGGGCCATTGCCGCCACCCCCGCCCGGAGGCGGTTCCGGCAAGTAATCGTAGATACCGTCCGTGGTTCCCTTGCCAGCGTCATAGGTGGCCTTGTTGAGCAACCCACCTTCGATGAACTTGCCGATCTTCTCGTCGGTAAGTATCTGGTTGATGACGTAATCACCAGCCATGTTCCACTTCTTGGGGTTGCGCCCATGCAGACGGTAGTTGTGCTCGAACATGGGATGGAACACCTCATGTGCCATGAGGAACTTCAACTGCTCGTCGCAGAGGTCTTCACAGAACTTGGGGTTGAACTCGATCCACTTGCCATTGGTGGCCGCAGTCGGAAAGCGTTCCGATATGCGGATTTCCATGTTGAGCGCCAGCGTACCGATGAACGGCTGCTCAAGGATGAGGCTGGTACGCGCCTTGGCAAGGCGCTTTTCGAGGGGGAGTGTGTGGGGTTTCATACGCGGATACCTCCGTTGTGCATGACTGTGATGGTGTTGCTGATCTTGTCAGGTTCGACCTGATAGACACCGGGGCCGAACTTGGTGTGGCACGCTGCGGCAGCAGCCCCTGCAATATCTTGCAGAGCGATATCATCGCTGCCCGGGATGACCACCATGTCGCCAGCCTGAGTGATCTTGTCGATGTACGGCTTGACGTAGCTGGCGCGCAGCCCATGGGGGTACTTCTTGCCCCCTCTGGATACCTTGGCTTCCTTCTCGGGCTTGGCTGCCTTCATACCGACAGCCATCTCCTCACCATCGGGCGTCTTGATATAGAATTTGCACCCAAGGTTGGTGAGCAAGGACGCTGCCTTGACGACCATCTCACGCTGCTTGGGATGCAGCTTACCCGTAAACATATCCTGTTGTGTCATCTGACTATTTCCTGTTGGTTGTTGGGTTCAGGCACGTCTAGTTCAATCTCACCTCCTACAAAGTTCAGCACGTATCTTGAAAACTCATTCCAGTGCGCCTTCTGCTGCACCCAATGCGCCTCATGATACGGCGTCCCTTGAAGGCTCGGCACCCATACATCCAGTATCCTAAGCTGGGCGCACAGTGCCGTAACCCTCTCAGGGCCGGGGTAATCGCGGGGGAGTTTCACTTACTGCCCCATGAAGACAGCCATGCGGTCCATGATCTCCTTCGCCTTGGCAGCAGTATCCTGCCGCAAGTCAGGGTCATTGCGCAAAGCATCGGGGTGGAAGCTCACCAGCTTCTGCTCGACCTCCTGACGCATGGCCTCAAGTGTCGGGTCATCAGCGAAGTTGAGACGCGGCAGCATCGCACACAACTCACGGGCATTCTCCAGCATTGTGTCACGGAACACAGCAGCCGGATTGGCCAGACGCTCCTCAATATGTTTCACCTTGTCGTAAAGCCGCTGCCATACGTCCTTCATTGCGGAAGCACTGGCTTCCTGCACCCGCTTCTCCACGTCCTGCTGGATGCGTGACAGTTCCTCACTGGCGATCTGCACCCGGAAGTCATTGCTCGGCACAGGGAACACAGCCAAGTCCATCTTGAACTTGGTGTCGATGTTCTCAGCCCTCGGGTAATCGTCGATGTTGAACATCGGCCCCAGTGTGCGCTTGGCATCGTCGATGTAGTCCGCGTAGTTGGTGGTGAACACCGTGACGAGATGGGACCACTCGTTCTTGTACTTGCGGAACCGTGTCATGAACTCAAGGTAGTTGCTCGTCGGCAACAACTGCGTGCCTTCGATACCCCACGGCAACGTGTTGTCGTAGAACTCAGACCTGATCTGGTTGGACTTGCGATGGATGAGTTCAAGCTGGTCGTTCATGGGCAGCAACGACTTGTTGTACCGCCCCACGTTTATATCCACGCGGTTGTCGTCAGCTACCTGCTTGGTAGCCTTCTTGTCGTACTTTCGGGCTGTCCACTGGGAGATGTTAAGCTGCACAAGCAGCGCACGGTCGTTAAGGTTCATTGTCTTCTCCTGTTGTAGTCGTTTTTATTTAACTTTACACTATCGTTCAACTCACGTCAACTTGTTTAGTCCAAGCACCCTCATCTTTGCACGGAACGTCAGGAACTCCTGCGGATACTTGTGTGCAAGCCAGCTATGGAAGCTGGCTATGGGCCAGATATCCCTGATGTTCTCACTCCATATCTGCCACAACGCACCCAATCGACACGCATCAAGTGTGCCGTGGTCGATGAGAAACATACTGAAACTTCTTTTGTGGTCATCACTTGGCATTGCGCCGTTCCTTCTCCATCGCAGCCCATGCTAGGAAACGAAACCATTCACCGGGGTTATCCCGCTGCATCTTGGCCATCTGCTTGAACACGCTGCGCTGCTTGAGCGGCCAGCCCTGATCTGCCATGAACTTGGTAAACAGTATCGCCATACCGAAATCAGTCACGCTCACCACCTCCCTGTGCATTTCATCCATGCCAGCAGTTGAGCAAATACCTCGGGGTGCCGCGTATGCAGGAACTCACCGAACACCATGGTGATGGGTAACTCGTCCCACTCACGTTGCAGCAAGCGGCACTCCTCGGGGTCAAGTACCGTTCGAGCAGCATCAAGAAACTGATACTTGCCTTTGCGATTATATAACGGGTTATATGATGGCATGTCAGTTACCCAGTACCCGGTTTTTGACTAGAATAAGTTTGTATAAGTCGGGCTTATTCTCCTTCAGCCATTCGCGTATGTACGCTGGGCTAGGCTCCTCGGTGTTCACCCACGTGTAGAACTCCACGATGACGTGCCTATAGCCCCATTCGTCAAGTGTCTGGGCAATCCGCTGCCCCATTTCCGAACCTAGATCGCAAGCAAGCAAGCGTTGCGTCTTCTGCTCTGGTGTACCTTCTACCATGTTTGACCTCCTCAGTGCCCGCCTTACGGGCAGACCGCCTCACGGCGGTTTCGGTCTAGGTCATCAGAACAACACGTCCTGATGGGCCACCGCCCACTTCGCAAACGCTGCCGTGCTAGCCAGTGAGTTATCACGCCGTGCAGCCATGCTGATGGACAGCACGCTGAACTCAGGCGGCATACGCTCCACATAGGTGCAGACACGCTCGAAGTTGCTTGCCGTAGCACGATGCGCCAGAGAACCAGCCAATGCGTACAGCGTTGCAGGATCGGTCGGCACTTCCGACGTTGCCGGGTTCATGAGGATCACGTCCGGGTTAGGCAGCTTGCGGAAGATACGCAGGTAACCAGTGAACTCCGCAGCAGGTCCCTCACCCACGGCACCAGTGAAGCACTCGTACTCGGCCTCTGGCGGCACCGCACCGATGATATCCGACACACCTTCGACCCAAGCACGCGGTGTGGGGTTCATATCACGGTTAGGGTCGAAGTCGTGGAGCATGGCGGGCTTGAACCGCATGAAGCTGATGATCTCAGGCTTCACGTTGTTATCAATCGCCCACTGCGTCCAGTCGTCCAGATGTGTCTCGAACTCGATCCGTGTCTCACGGTTACGTAGATGGCTCAGCACCTTGTTGGCACCAGCACGGTCAGACTGGCGGTTACCTGTGGAGATAACCATCCAGCCCTGCTTCATCCGCACACCGTGGAGATTGCGAGCCTGACAGATGTTCGCCAGCACCTTCTGCAAGTCAGCACCGCACTGGTTGCGGTCATCGAAGCACAGGATGCCTTCCTCGGGGATATCGTCACGGTACTCGGCAGGGAACCAATCCGGCACCTTGTAGCCAAACGTGCTGTCACCAGTGTTGAGATCGGGGATACCGAAATCTTCCACCAGCATCGTCGGCATGTGCTTCTCGACATAACCGAACCTGTCGTTGAACACCTCACAGATGCCGATGTGATGCACCGATGTGCCGCCAGCCAAGTCCTTGGCCACCTCACGGACAATGGTGGTCTTGCCACCACCCGGAGGGCCTTCCAGCGCAATGGTGCGCTTGATGGGGTGCAGCGACTTGATCGTAGCCTTGATGAGCATAGGACGCATTCTGTAGTCTCCTGTTGGTTTCTGACGTGTATTGGCCATCATCAGCATGGGCACTACCCATGGACCGGGATTGCTCCCGGTTTCGGCCTTAGAACCCCTCCTTGTCACCGATCCAGAAGCACGGCACCTCGTGTATCTCCTTGGCAGGTGCCCATTTAAGACGGGCGATATGCACTTTCTCACGGAGCGTTAGCTGCTCATACGCTGTGCCGAGGAACGCCGCTGGCTCAGGCCCACTAACACCAATGCACCCACGTCTTGCCACGTCCTCCTCGGTTTCTTGTACCTGCCAGATATTCTTAGGCAACGCATCCACCCGATCCGCAGCCATGCAGCATTTCTTGAGATGGGCAAGATGGGCTTTCTGCTCACGTGTGAACTTCACAGGCTGTGCGTAGCTGCACACCGTAGGGCTTATCCAGTCACAGCCATTGCCACCGCAATATGCCTTGAAACTGGTACGCAGGAACCACTCAGGCACACCAGCGATGGGCTTCTTGCGGTCTGCTGTGTACCCAACCTGCACCACCTGCCCCGTCTCCATGTCGGCCATGTACATACCGTTGTCCAGCCACGTCTTGCGTACCGGGACGGTACACGCCTTGTCGGTGTACAGCCGCTTGAGTAGCGGGTCGTTGTCCTGTGGGGCCATGAAGCGCATACCCCACGGCGTGGTCCGTCCACGCTGGTCAGGGTCATAGCTGCCATATCCGTTGACGATCACCTCGCCTGTGTCGAACAGCGTCATGTGGTAACGAGCGTCAGTGACGTGGAAACGCTTCCACATATCCCACTTTGGTAGTTGGAAATGCTCTTTCATGTCGATCTTAGGCATCGTTCAACTCCTGAAAACATATTGCCCTGTTGATGCGGCGCAGACGCTTGTTGATCTTGCGCTTGATCCATTTACGGACACCAGCCCTGAACTTGAGGTACGACTTGCCTTCGATAGCGTCCACCTCGGCTCCACCGTGCAGCTTGCACTTCACAGCAGCACCCACACGATGAAGGCCACGGTTGCCAGTGACACGGCCCAAGACACCACAATAAGTTTCCGTTCGCTCTCGTTGTCAACCATCCTCCATGCCCTCCTTGTCAGCATGATCTCCTCCTTGGTCCACTCGTAACTCATACTGTCTCCTTCCTCGGGACTTGCCCCCACTGCACCAGCACTGGGCTGATGCAGGGAGAGTTTTCCCTAGTCGGTGTCCTGTATCCTTATGCTGGTGTTGATATGCACGCGCTTGGCCTGTTCCATGAAGAACGTGTAAGCTTCCCGCCATGTCTTGAAGGTTTCCGAACGCACCTCCTCATTGCGATCATGGCAGTACACTGTCACTCGCATCATGCTGCTTCTCCCTTGGTTGTGTTGCCATCCAGCCGCCATTCGACCAGCTTGGTATAGCCCTGCGCCACCAGTTGCTTCATGGCGTTGCATGACAGCATCACCACACTAACCCCGAACGGATGTGCCTTGCTGTAGTGCTTGCTGGTCGTGGTGCCGTACTTGTCCTCGTTGGCGAACCACTTGGATGTGGTGGGCTCGTAGACGAACAAAGGCCAGTGCTGGCCGTAGCTGAACACAGCGTAGACCCCTGATGGAGCCCAGTACCCGAACAACTGCTTGTTGCTGGTGTGGAACGGTACCCTACGCTCCACGTACTGCCGACAGTTCTGGACAGTGGCCTCATGGGCCGTTACGCCGTTGATCTTACCCATTGATGTGCCCTCTCCACTTGTATTTATAGTCGAACTTGGCATCAAGCAGATGCTTGGTGAAATACGCCTTATCGGCCTTGGACAGCTTGCTCCACCACGGCCAGTTCATCTCACATACGTGGAAGTACCTGTCCCACCGATAGAGGTAGTCGGACTTATCCACCCACCTGATTGCCATCATCACACATCCTCCCTGCGGACAATGCTGACCGTGCCATCAAAGGCGATGTTGAGCACCGTGGCCTCATAGGCATCCTCTGCCACGATCCACGCCATCTTACCGGGCACTACGCGGGCGATAGGGTTATGCTCCTCATCCAGCACGGTGATGGCCCTACGGCTGTAGCTGCCGCTGTCGGCAGCGTGGACGATCTTCCAGAACGCTTCCTCGGTAATGGTGAGCACCTTGAGGTTTCCTTCGGTCATTTTACATTCACTCCTTTCAGATCATTGCGGTTTGTCACGACTGTATAGTTGCTCTTGTGCATGGGCACCACGGTGTGACGTACTTTACTCGCTTGTCTATCCCCACACTGTATGCAGGTGTCAAGGATAGCCGCGCGGGCTGTTGGTAGTATGGGTAACTGGCATACCTTGCACTGTACCACCGTGTTAAACTCCATATGGTTGGGGCGGGCCGAGGCCCCGCCGGACCCCCATCCTACCACGGCCCGGCCCCGCCGTCAAAACGGCCCGGGTAAATGTGTATAGTTGCCTTGATTTAACTGTAAAAGTTCTTGGGACGTTCCGTGTACTGTAAAGCATATTGTGGCGAAAGTGGACAAGGTGCACTGATATTACACAACTATATTGTGGCGGTTCGCCACTATCCAAGGAAAAGATTGTGGCACGGATAGAAATAGGCCAATGATTTCAAGGTGCTATCCAGACTATCCAAACTATCCATGTTTTTTGAGATAATGTGGCCCAGAATTTAAGGGGTCGGTATACATATGTGTAAGATATACGTAAGCGTATAGTATTAGGAGATTAAGCCGCTTTACAGGAATAAATGTGATATTTTCAAAAAATTGTACCCAGCTACTAAAAAATCATGTATTTCTTAGATAGTTTGGATAATATAATATAATAGGAATAGTTCTTAGTATATATATCAAGGGGTTGCCCGTGGTATACACCCCGATCCGTAAAGCAACAGGAATTTATTGGTGTATAGTTAGCTCTGGATAGTGTGTATAGTCCAGATTGCAGCCACAATTGAACACTTTTAACGTATAATTAGGGCGAATTATGTCATTTGCATATACACAAATGTAAAAACAACACATTTTGCCCCACAAAATCCAGAATTTACATCATTTATTCCTATATGCCCGTAAAGTGTACAGCATATACAGCCCTTGCGTTGCATTATGCGCGCGAGCTATAGGCCCCCGACGTATGGTCGAACGTAGTGAGAGCCAGAAACCCCCCAAAAAACAAGAGGTTGAGACGTTCACACACGTCGAACGGCAGATTTTGGGCAAAAAGAAAGGGGGCTTTCGCCCCCTCAGTAACCTCGACACGCCCACAGGTAGAACTTCGCTTTGTCAGTCTGCCATCCGTATGTCCACGCCGCCCAGTGGACCATGTGCCATGAGTATTTCATGCGGTCCTCCTGACTAATGTGGCAAACATGCGCGCAAGCTTGATCACGTCGGCTCGCGTGTTGTTGTCGACCTGCGCAGGCATATGCCTGAGCATGAGCGCCGCGAAATCGTTCATCGCAGCCGCAAATTTTTCTTCCGTCATAACCTTCTCCTGTTGAGAGGGGAGGAGCTTGCGCTCCTCCCGCCAGTTCACTTGTTGATCTGCTTCCAGACGTGGCCATCTTGGTCGACGAGGATCACAGGGCAAGCCTTGGGATCAATCGCCTTTTCCGAGGCCAGCCGTTCCGCTTGGGTATAGCTCGGGAATTGCTTGTTCCGAACAATGCCGTGGCGGTCGTGATAGGAAACGAAAAACATAGAGCGTTCTCCTGTTGGAAGGTGAGGCGGCCCGGAGGCCGCCTCGTTTGTTGTCAACCCAGCTTGAGAGTATTCTTGGACGTGGACTTCGCAGTCGGCTTGACGAATGCGACGGACTTGCGGCCATAGTTGTAGCCGAAGATCATCTCACCGTTTTCCGGCACGCATTCCTTCTTGGAAGGATCAATGTCGCCTTCCTTGATGGCTTCTGCCGCACCCTTGCGGAGCGAGGCTTCAGCGTGCTTGCGGACCGCCGTTTCAAAATCAGCATTGATTTGCTGAAGTTGAGCCCTAACCTTGTCCTGAAGCTCGGAAAGTTTCCGAATTTCGGGATGGACCGACTTGTCCTCAAGGTCCAGAGCGAACCAAGCGGGCTTCACGTCCGAGCGGAATGTGCTCATTTTCTGTACTCTTCAATCAGCAGGGACCTTTGCAGGCCCGGTCCCTTTCGGGGCCGTCTCGGCGTCACCGCCTCGACAACTCAAATGTCTCACAATCGGGGCGAATATGCAAAACGCTTTGCCTTTGCAGGGATTTAAGCGCAAGCGCGCTTGCCCGATTGCGCGCGCTTGCGCCGCGCCGCGAGGCAGGGGGAGGGGGGGCCGGGGGGCACATGGATTGGGAAATCTAGAGGCCCGCCCATTTGTAGGCGCACTTTCACACTACGACCCCATTTTACTATACAACTTCTACGTGTTATAATTTTACCCACGACCCCATTTTACCATACAACCTCAGCGTGCATGATTGACAAGCGCCCCAAACTGTAAGATATTTCCCTGCATGGACCTGTCGCCCTTCAACTACACCAAGTGGTCAGACCGGCTGGCGTTTGACATGGCGCTGCTGCTGGAGGGCTCCGGCGAGGACATCAAGGAACTGATCGACCGCCACAAGATCAGCGAAGATGACCTGCTGGTGTACAGCAAGGACCCGGTGTTCATTAAAAAGGTGGAGCACTACCGGTCCGAAGTTCAGGAGAAGGGCCTCACCTTCCGCATGAAGGCCCGGGCACAGGCCGAGGAACTTCTTGTCACAAGCTGGACCCTCATCCACAGCGCCGACGTAAGCGCCTCCGTCAAGGCCGATCTCATCAAGCAGACGGTCAAGTGGGCCGGACTTGAACCGAAAGACACCACCGACATCAGCGCCGGTGGCGGCGGGGTCAGGATCACCATCAACCTCAATCAGCAGGAGGACTACTCCTATGACGATGAACAGCAGGTGATCGACCATGACATCGACGATGCCGAATTTGTGGAGCCTGCCTGACGTTTTGTCGGACCAGTTCATGGAAGCCCATGACGGTGGGTTCATCACTACCATCTATAGCGCCGTGGACGCAGCCGAGGTCGAACGTACGCTGCAGGAGCACGGCCTGAGCTACCAGACCAAGATCATCCGCTCCCGCAAGAAGGGGGTGTATTACCAGATCAGACTGCTGGAGGACACCGATGCCTAGGAAAGCTCTCCCGGTGTTTCACATCACCCCCAAGAACGACACGTACCTGCATGTGTTCGACCCGGAGGGGACCTGCTGGTGCTGCCCGATCAGGGATGACGACGACTTCGAGGAGATTACCTTTCTGCACCTGTCGTACGACCGGCGGGAGGACTACGAGGACGGACTGAGGAAGCCGCACTGATGAAGAAGAAAAATATGCCCGCTGATTATTCCAGTGTCGAAGACCAGCGCAGGGGCTGGGCTGGGAACCTTGTTGAGCAGTTCAAGCACCGGGCTGCGCGCAAGGAGCAGACCATTAAGGCCCTGCAGGAGAAGCAGAAAACCAAGCAGCAGAAAGACACGGAACACGTTCGTAACTACAACTTGGATCGTCAGGGCAGCACTGCGGCTGAGGTTGCCAAAGCGCGGCAGGAAGCATCCCGTGCGCTTCCCGATATCAAGGTCGGAAAGGCCAAGAGCCCACGTAAATGGCAATAGAGATCAACTATACACCGCCCCGGACGGGCAAGCTGTTCATGGAGTGCGATGCCAAGATGCGCGTGCTCATGGGGCCTGTCGGCTCGGGCAAGAGCGTCACGTGCAGTTTCGAGGTCATCCGCCGCGCCAGTATGCAGAAGCCCGACAGCACAGGCCGCAGGCGCAGCCGCTGGGCAATCGTGCGCGAGACCGCACGCCAGCTTCAGGACACGACGATCAAGACCTTTCTGGATTGGTTCCCGCCGGGGCCGTGCGGGCAGTTCATGAAAACCACGAAGACCTATTTCTTCAAGGTCGGGGATGTCGAGGCCGAGGTTATGTTCCGTGCGCTGGACGACGCCGACGACGTGGCCAACTTGAACTCACTGGAGCTTACTGGGGCGTGGTTCAACGAGTGCCGTGACATTGACCCCGCGATCATCGACGCCATGTCCAAACGTATCGGGCGATTTCCGTCTGCCAAGGACGGCGGGCCGACGTGGTTCGGGATGTGGGGGGATACCAACCCGCCCACGATGGATACGTGGTGGTACTACCAGATGGAAGGTCTCGACCCCAACGACGGCGTCAGCATGAATGACAACGGCTGGGAATTGTTCCGGCAGCCGTCAGGAAGGAGCCCCTATGCAGAGAACATTGAAAATCTCCCCGAGGGCTACTACGACATCCAAGGCCGCAGTGAGGAGTACGTCCGGGTTTACATCGACGGAGAGTATGGTCTCTCACTGGCGGGTATGCCGGTTTACAAGTACTTTCGCCCGGACTACCACATGGCTCATGAGCGACTTCGTCCATTTGTCAACGGTAACCGTCCTGTTGTGGTCGGCATGGACCTTGGGCTCACTCCTGCTGCGCTGATCGGACAGCAAGACCCGCGCGGGCGGGCACTGATCATGGCCGAGGCGATCAGTTACGACATGGGTATCCAGCGGTTTGTCCGCACCCTCCTTAAGCCCCTGCTGTTCGAGCGGTTCGCCGGGTGCCCCGTCATGGTGGTAGTCGACCCGGCGGGTACCGCGAGAGCCCAGACCGACGAGCGCAGCGCGGTCGACATCGTCCGCGCCGAGGGGTTCAAGGTCATCCCGGCCAAGACCAACGCCATTTCCGCGCGTATCTCGGCGGTGGACGACTATCTCATGCGGCAGGTGGACGGCGACCCGGCCTTCATGGTCGACCCGGGGTGTACACACCTTAAGGCTGCAATGATGGGTGGGTATCGCTACAAGCCCACGGGTGACAACCTGATCGACAAGAACAAGCACTCGCACGTTGCAGAAGCTCTCCAGTACCTGTGTCTGCACCTGAATAGCGTGGGCGGGGACGCCATGTACGCCAATCTGGCGCGTCCGGTGCGGCCTGTCCATGCCGGTGGATGGACGTGATACAACCCATTGCGTCTCATACCGTGTCATGCCATACTAATGGGGCTTCTGAGGGCTCACTCCCTTCGGGACACCTCCCTGTTGGAACTTTCCCCGGTAGAGTTGATCTACCGGGGATTTTTGTGTATCATCACACGTAAACATGTTGGGGACTGACTGATGGCTGAGATCAACAGGGACGGCAAGACCAGTCTCGGCAAGCCGAAATCCAATTTCCAGCGGTTCACCGACAAGTACGGCACCAAAAGGAGCGGGTTGAACATCAAGAGCCTGTCGCCACCGATTGCGCCCGGGATCGGCGGTGTTGTTAAACGACTGGCCCATGGCCGGTCGACGGCTGTGGCCAACCGGAAGGTCGGTATGGACCTGAACAAGCAGGTCAAGGAGCTTTCCAAGGCCCGTAAACCATCCCCCAAACTAGAGATACGTGACACGCTTGCTGGCAGGATTAGCGCCAATGTGGCACGGCGGAAGGCGGGGCCAGCTTCGTTGGCTGAGCGGGCCTACAACACGGTCCAACGCACTATCGACCGCGTGACTGACTTTGCCGGTTTAGGTACCGGGGAAGCGGCAAGGGCAAAAGCCGCCAGCGGTCTTGTTGGCGCGGGGTACATAGCGAAAAACCTTGTGGAAAGGGCGCAGAACCTAGGCTCCGGTTCTGACAAGCCCCGTGGCCCTACGATGAGAGGCAACTCGCTCAGCATTAACCGTAGCGGGAAGTCCAGCCTTGGCGGGGGCGGTACCAACTCAAGCGGCAAGACCAGCCTCGGCGGTAAGATGGGGGCCAGAAGCAGCCAATCTGGCGGGATTAAGGGCGGCGGCACCAGTTCATCGCGTTCTCTCAGCGGCGGTATGAGGTCCGGCCCCGGTTCGACGGGTGGCTCCAAGACGGGTGCCAAGGGCGGCGGCACTAGCTCGTCACGCCCCGGCGGTATGAGGTCCGGCCCGGGTTCGACTGGCGGCTCCAAGACAGGTGCCAAGGGCGGCGGCACTAGCTCGTCACCGGTAGGAGGAATGAGGTCTGGCCCCGGCTCGACGGGTGGCTCCAAGACTGGCGCGTCGAAGTCTGGGCCGCTCGGTACCAGCCGGTTCTAACAGTTTCTGTTGCACGACACAACGCAGTGCAGTATGTTTAAGCGACTTTTACAAAGGGTAGCCCATGGCCGACGTAAATCCCACACTGTCCAATAGCGCGGGTATTATCCGTACGACTTGGACTGGCATTACCTCCGCTGACACGGCTACGGCCTTCACGGTGCAGGGATACGGCGGCAACGTCGCCGCAGTCCAGATTACCGGCACCTTCGGTGGCACTACCGTCACCCTGCAGGGGTCAATCGACGGCTCCAATTACACCACACTGAAAGATATTGCTGGGAGTAACGTCTCCATGAGCGCCGCCGGGTTGGTCGATTTCCGCACGGCAGCGGTCTATATCAAGCCGGTCTGTACCGGCGGTGCGGGCTACACTATCACCGTGACCTGCGTGCTGCGAGGGAAGTAGTGGCAGTTGTCCTTGTCAATAACGTAGCCTCTACGCTGGCACAGGACCTGACTGCCGCCGCTGGAAGCCTGCGCGTGCGCAGCGGGACGGGCTCCCGCTTCCCTGTCCTCACAGTCGGCAGTTACTTCTACGCCACGGTCATCGCCACCGATGGCCGATGGGAGATCGTCAAGGCCACGGCCCGCAGTGTTGACCTCATCACCATAACCCGGGCGCAGGAGAACACCCTTGCGCAGGCGTTTCCCTCCGGGTCCAAGGTCGAGCTACGCATCACGGCGGCGTCCATTCAGGACGTAGTCGACGACAGCCAGATACACGTGGGCACCAGCCCGCCAGCAAATCCCTCAGTCGACACGCTGTGGGTGGATACGAACTAGGAGAACCCCCATGGCAACATACGTCAAATACGAAAACTTCGTGCAGGTCCTTGCGAACAAGGAAGTCGACTTGTTCGGCACGGCTGAAACAGTCAACGCGGCCATCCATACGGACGCACCAGTGGTGGCGACTGACACCACGATAGCCAACGTAACCCAGATCACCGGTACCGGCTACGCCGTCGCGGATATTCAGAACGATGCGACCCGCACGGGCGGCACGGTGACGATGACCGCTGTCGACTACACATGGACGGCAGGCGCTGCCGACTGGACCAGCACGGCGCGGTATGTGTCGATCTACGACGACACGCCGACGACCCCGACCGCTGACCCGCTGATCGCTTCTTGGGATTACGGTACAACCTTTGCGGTAGGCAACGGTGAGACCTTCACGCTCGACTTCGGGGCCTCCGTCTTCACGCTTGCATAAGGTGGAGCATGAGCGACGAACCGGACTTTGGTATTGGGCACAACTACGGTAGCAATGCGCCACGAACACTGGCGCATTTGCCACTGGATGCCGAGCATATACTGGCGTGCGCGCGTGCGCCGTATCTGCAGGTGCGTGCCAGTATCGAACGTGCTGGCAAGGGGAAGTGGTTCATCTACCTGCAGCAGAAGGCCAAGTTCGACTGCTGCAAGAACCCGGCGAACCTAGACATCGAAGCTTGGTATTCCAAGCAGATCGAGGCCGACAAGGGCGCGCCGGATGTTTACAAGTTCTACTGCCGCGTATGTGAGGGGCTGCACAACGAGGGTGAGGACCGTGGCTACTGCCATGCCATGTTCTGCGTCGGTGGTTCTCACCCTCTTGCCCTGCAGGGGAAAGCCAACCGCAACGACCGCCCCGATATGTTTGACATCCGACCGAAGTGGGATATTCGCTGATGGCTATTTCCAATAAACACAAGTACGTTTCTGGTAAGGCCGATGGCGGTGATACCTCACTTGTCAGGCCGTCGAACTGGAACGACGAGCACGATCTCACAATGGCCACGGCCCGTATCCTTGGCCGCACGACGGCAGGCACGGGGGCTGTTGAAGAGCTTACTGCGGGTACTGGACTTACGCTTTCGGCTGGGTCGCTGTCCGTGACAGCGGGCACTTACGCTGCTGCTGGTGATATCATCGGCCAGCAGACGATCTGGGTTCCTGCCGGGGCGATGACGCCCACCACCACCAACGGCGCTGCTTCTGGCTCCTTTGAAACCACTACCAACGATGTGATGTTGAAGTATCTCGCGTTTGACGCAACCACGCGGGAAAAAGCACAGTTTGGCATTCAGATGCCAAAAAGTTGGGATGAGTCTACTACGATTATCGCGCAATTCGTGTGGACGCACCCCTCCACCACAACGAACTTCGGCGTGTCGTGGGAACTTGCCGCCGTTGCATTTGCGAACGACGATGCCGCTGATACCGCCTTTGGCACGCTACAGGAAATTGACGACACGGGCGGCACCACCTACGACATCTACATCTCGGATGAAACGCCCGCCATCACGGTAGCGGGAAGCCCTGCAGCCGAAGAGTACGTCATATTCGAGGTCACGCGCGATCCCGCTGACGCGGGCGATACCATGGCCGTGGATGCTTGGCTTTTGGGCGTGAAAATCCACTACACCACCAACGCCGCGAAGGACGACTAAGTCATGTCGCTGCATGTAAATCAGTTGATCGGGTTTGGGGCGGGCGGGGGTGGAGGTCCGGTCTCGGTCACGCAGACAGCCCTCCCGGCTGGAGTGATGACGTCTAGTAGCGTTTCAACCTACTCGACACAGAGTATCGGCGCCGCAGATGCATCAAGAATTGTCTATGTTCTTGTAGCAACCTCTGCCGCAACGACAATTGACTCAGCCACTCTTGACTATGGTTCTGGCGATACCGCCATGACTTCAGTTTGTTCGGCGACAGTCTCTGGGGCCAATATAAAATTCAAGATATTTTCGCTCGCTGCCCCATCAGGCACAACGGCAACCATCAAGATCACTTTCAGTGGCTTTACGAGCGCCTCCGAACAGCAAATTTCTGTCTACTCAGTAGTGAACGGCACGCAGTCTTCCTCTGGAACTGATACATCGTTCAATGTGGAAAGTGATGCCCTCACTACCGGGAGCGTCACAATTCCTGTTGACGGAGGCTTTTTGGCCATCTGCTTGATAGAGACGACGACAAACGGGGCTTCTTGGACTAACGCCACAGAAGACTTGGATTTCTCCGAGGCAGACTATCGGTACAGCACCGCGATGCGTACAACAAACGGAACCGTAACGATCACCGTATCAGCATCCACCTCGCAACCGGGAGCCCTCGGCTGGGTCATTTTCCAAAAGGCCGGATGAATAAGTTCTAAAGTTAGGAAACCCCACAATGAACGAATACGCACTCCTCATCGACAGCCAATTCGTGGAAATCCGTCAGTACGCGGAGAAGCCTGCGGATATCGCGCATAAGCTCTCCACATGGCACGATGTTTCACGGGCGTCTCGCCCCGCATCCACATTGACGCAGGACCCGGCAGAGCAATGGTCGCTGATCGACGGCGTGTGGACGCAGGCATGGACCATGGTGGATGTCAGTCCGGAGGAGGCCGCAAGGCGTCAGCAGCGGGACACTGACGCGGCGGCCCGCGAAGCCGTCAAGGTTGATGCCTTTGTTCAGAACTTCATCGCCATGACCCCGGCTCAGGTGAGCGCCTACATTGACGGTAACACCAATAGCCTCGCTGAGGTCCGCGCGCTGTTGAACAAGATGGGCTTGATGCTTCTCGCTCTCGCGCGGCGTGAATACCGTTGATGCAGTGGGTGAGCAGTGGCCCAAGGTGATCTAAGAGGTAATCTAACAGCCTCCGTTGCCAGCGTAACGAACCCGACCAATTTAACCGGGTCGGTCGCGGTATCGCTGCGCGACCTCATCTTTGTCGCCTTTTCGCAGCAGACCGCCCTTACCGCTGGCGCAGTCACTGACAACCTCGGCAACACCTACACCGCCATCAACGCAGGTACGGACGGGGGCACGGCAACGCTTAGGTGCTATCGCGCGCCTGTCACGGTTGCTGGCACGCTCACCACAATTTCGGTTGCGGCAACGGCCTCGACGAACGATGCAAGCGCCGTTGCCGCTGTTATCGAAGGCCCGTTTTTCGCGGCCCCACTCGACACCAACCCAGCCAATACCTCCGACGCCACGACGCCGTTTACTTGCCCGGCGACGGGAACGCTGGCGCAGGCCGAAGAAGTCATCATTGCGGCGATTGGCGTGGGTGCCAACACGACGGTTGCCGCAACTTCGCCGTTTACCCTGTCTGGTACAGTTGCCCGCGCAAATATTTCGACTGGTATCAGTCGCCAAAAGGTCAGCGCCACCACGACGCAGACACCGGAGTTTACCGGAACGTCTGCAAACGCAGTCCAGACCACGGCGAGTTTCAGGCTTGCTAGGGTCGTAATCGCCGACACTACTTCGTACGCAGTCACGGGCACGGCGGCGAATACGGAGTGGAACCGACGTGTTGTCGCTGAAACATTTATCTCTTCGCCTAGCTATGCGGTCACGGGCACGGCGGCGGACCTTGAGCGTGGGTACGAGGTCGTCGCAGACGGCGCGTCCTATACCGTCACTGGTACAGACGCTACGCTTGCCTACGCAGGTCCGGCGTTTCAGGGCGATGCGTTCCAGTATGGCACGTTCCAGTCGCGTTCAACGGCCATCTCCATTGCGGCAGACCCCGGCAGTTATACTGTTACCGGCACAGATGCCCTATTGGAGCGCGGCTACGAAACACTTGCCGACCCCGGCTCCTACGCCGTCACCGGTACCAACGCTAACCTTGAGCGTGGTTATGAGACCCTTGCCGACGCTGGCGCTTACGTCGTCACAGGTACGGACGCGAACCTCGAATGGGGCCAAGAAGTTGTTGCCGACCCCGGCTCCTATGCTGTCACCGGTACAGACGCCCTGTTGGAGCGCGGGTACGAGACAGCGGCGGACACAGGCGCATATGTTGTCACGGGTACGGACGCTTCGCTTGTCACGGAGACCGCGACTAACCTCCTTGCTGAAGGGGGGTCTTATGCAGTTACGGGCACGGCTGCCGCACTTGAGCGCGGCTATGAAACGGCGGTGGATAGCGGCTCTTACGCGGTTGCAGGTACGGACGCCAACCTTGAGCATGGGTGGGAAGTTCTCGCGCTTGGCGGCTCCTACGCGGTTACAGGCACGGATGCTGCGCTTGAGCATGGGCGGGAAGCTGCGGCGGGCAGTGGGGCGTACGTCGTCACAGGTACGGATGCTACACTCACAGCACTGAACGCCGTCACGCTACCCGCCGACGCTGGTGCGTACGCCATCACAGGCGCAGCCGCCAGTCTCGAACACGGATGGGAAGTTGTTGCTGACAGCGGGGCGTACGCCATCGCTGGTACGGATGCTAACCTCGAATGGGGGCAGGAGGTCCTCGGCGGGGCCGGTTCCTATATCGTCACAGGTACGGCTGCGCTGCTTGAACCGGGGCGTGAGGTTGTCGCCGGGAGCGGGGCTTACGATATTAACGGCATCGCTGCTTCGCTGCGCAAGAACAGCCTCGCGGATGCGTTCCAGACCGATGCGTTCCTCTATGACGGCTTCCAGATGGCCCGTCAGGACACCACGCTGGAGAACCCTGTCCCGGGTGCGTACGCTATCACGGGCACGGCTGCCACGCTGGACTGGTCCGACGAAGTGCTGGCCGCTGAGGGGGGCTCCTACGCGGTTACTGGCTCTGCGGCTGAGCTTCTGCGCTTTGTCGTGGCTGGCTCCCCCGGCAGCTATGAAATTACGGGCGATCTGGCCTCACTGCGGAAACCCCGCCGTATTGGGTATGTCTGGTGGTGGGACGGCACGGAGTGGCGTGAGAAGCCGGTGAAGCGTTGGAATGGTGCAGGTTGGCAGATCAAGCCGGTGAAGTATCTGTCTGACGATGGCTGGAGGTTAGGATGATTGCTAACCGTACGTCATTCATGTATAGATATGTTTTCCGGCGTTGGGATGGGGGTGTATGTGATTGAACCTAGTCCGAATGAGCACCCCGGCGTGACCAAGGTCAAGCAGATGTGGGAACGCGGTGATTTCGAGAAGATCGACCAGATGGTGAAATACTGGGAGGCGATGGAAAACATCGGCATGTTGGGTAACATGGTGCGCCGGTTTATCATCTGGTTTGGTGTGATCGCCGCAGGTTATCTGGCATTCAGCGGGTACATTACCGAGTGGATAAGGGGTATCCGGTGATCCTTTCAGTTCTTAAATACCATATCCTCCCGGCGCTACTTGCCGCCATTATGGTCTTTACTATCGTGCCGTTCATTGTTTCGGTGCTTCACCTTCGCGATGCTTTTGGCCCTGCCGTTTCTTGGCATGGCGTTACGGTAACTACTCCTGTGGTCGCTCCCGGTAGTGTATTGGGTATTGTTTACCGCGCCACGATCAATAGAGCCTGTCCATCCGACATACGCGGTTTTCTGGTAGCTCCTGACGGAACTGTCCCCGTTCGTTTCCCTACAGTTTTCGGTGGGTACACACTACCGGCTGACGGCCCTGTTGACATCAAAGTATCCATTCTTATCCCACAACGCGCTGATGTAGGTTTGGCCCCGTTAGGTGATGGAGATTACGTCTACCGGGTGCTTGTCACCCGTTACTGCCCTGCGGGGGTAGAGCATGACCATTTCGTGCCTGATGCGAGGTTCACTTTAAGGGTGCCAAAATGATGCGGATTATACTCGCTTTGCTTGTATTTACCGTGCCTGCCTACGCGCATGGCTGGTATAGTGGTAAGAAAGACCCGGTTTTTAACCAGACGACATGCTGCGGAAACACAGATTGCGCCCCTCTCCCGCCCCACGCCATTAGCTACGTCAACGGTGATCTGCGCGTGACGCTCACTCTTGAGGAGGCGAGGCGCATCAACCCAGCCCGTAAAGAAGCATTTGATGAGATCATCCCATTCGAGCGCATCCAGATTGTTCCGCCGGAAGGAGACGCTGGCCCACACATTTGCTTGATGGCGGAAAACCGCGCGAAGATTGACGGAGACCGCCGTCAAGGCTTTTTCTGCATCTGGCTCCCCCCACAAGGATAACGAAACATGGCCAAGCGTACGCGAACCAACCAGATCGTGCTTCATTGCAGTGCAACACGCGGCATTCAGGATGTCGGTGTCAAGGAGATCAGGTCTTGGCATAAGGCCAAAGGCTGGAAGGATGTGGGGTATCATTTCGTGATACGCCGTAACGGTAAGGTTGAGTTGGGCAGGCCCGAGGGGGACATCGGTTCCCATGTGCAGGGCTACAATACAGCCAGTATCGGTATCTGCATGGTCGGCGGGCTCGACGACAAGACATGGAGGCCGTCAAATAATTTCACTGCGCTGCAATGGAAGGCGCTGACCACCCTTGTCGCACAGCTTGTAAAAAGATATCCTGCTGCGAAAGTTCTCGGGCATAGGGACTTCCCCCGTGTCCAGAAAGCCTGCCCCTGCTTCGACGCCCGCACGTGGGCCAAGAAGTCCGGGTTCCCAATCTAACGGAGAATGGATATGAAATTCCCCAACCTGACAAACGCCTTCGGTACCATCACGGGTATCCTGACGGCTATCAGTGCCTTCATGGTGTCGATTGGCTGCGCTCCCGGGGCTACCGATTTCGCCGCCACGTGCGCAGTACCTTGGCTCCCGCCCGCGTGGATGCCCATCCTTGCCGGTGTGTTCGGCGTCCTGACGCTCATTGGCAAGGCGATCCGCCCCGGCGGCTTCCTGCACAGCATGTTCGGCGGTACGGCGGTCATCACCTCCACGGCTGGTGTTGGTACGGTCACGCCGGAACAGGTCAAGACCCCGTGACATACGCCAAGATAATCTTGGCGCTGGTTTCTCTGGCGGGTTCGCTTGCCAAGTTTTTCGAGCGCCAAGGATATCTGAAAGACGGGGAGAGGAAGGCCATCCTCGACGCAATGCAGAAGGAGGCACAGGATGTCGGGATTGCACTCAAAGCACGTGCCGATGCTCGTCGCGCTCATGAGCTTAACCCTGACTGGGTGCGTGACGACGACGGCTTCAAAAGGCCCGACTAGCACCGGGGCGGCTTCCTTCTGCAAGGTGGCCGAGCCGATTTACTGGTCTGGCAAGGACACGGACAAGACTATTGCTCAGGTCAAGGAACATAATGCCGTTGGCAAGAAGCTTTGCCAGTGGGGGAAGTAGAGAAGGATAGACGCTGATGCCGGGGCTCACACTACTTCGCGTGGTTAGCGGGGATGAACTTGCAAGGCAGGAGCGTGAACAGCTTCAGTCCGAGATGGAGGCCCGCCAGCAGAACCCTGTCATTCTGGGGATTGCGGCGCACCTGCGCACTTGCTGGGACGCTGCCTACATGGCGAAGCAGCCGATCAACACCATCATGCTCAAGGCCCTGCGGCAGCGCAACGGTGAGTACGAACCTGACAAGCTGAACGCCATTCAGGCGCAGGGCGGCTCCGAAGTTTACATGATGTTAACCGAGATCAAGTGCCGCGCGGCTGAAAGCTGGCTGCGAGACATCCTGATGGATAGCGGTACACCCCCTTGGGACATCCATCCGACGCCTGAGCCTGACATGGCCCCCGCCCATATGGAGGAGATCAAGCAGGCATTTGCCGAGCAGGTGATGATCACTATCCAGCAGACGGGGCAGGCTCCGTCTCGCGCTGATCTCTTGGAACTGAAGGAGGTCGTTGCCCAGCAGTTCCGCTTCAAGACGCTGCAGGCGGCGCAAAACCGCGTCGACCGGATGAAGATCAAGATCGAAGATCAGCTTGCCCAAGGCGGCTGGTCGGACGCCTTCAACGAGTTCATCACCGATATGGTGACTTTCCCCTGCGCCTTTCTCAAGGGGCCGATTGTCCGCCGTCAGCGGCACCTCAAGTGGATACAGGGCAGTGATGGCCGCATGGCGGTCGAGCCCGGGGAGCGCATCGCGCCTGAGTTCGAGCGTGTCAGCCCGTTCAATATCTACCCGGAACCGGGCATTACCCGCGTCAACGACGGGTATTTGTTCGAGTACCACGAGCTTTCCCGGCAGGCGCTGGCTGATCTGATCGGTGTCCCGGGCTACGACGAGCAGGCGATCCGCAGTGCTCTGGACCTTGGCCCCGGCGCGTCATGGGTTAACGACCCCAGCGCAAGCGCCCGCGAGGACGAGGAGCGCAAGTTCTACACCGAGATGCGTCCTACCGACGTGTTCGATGCGCTGGAGTTTTGGGGCAAGGTGTCCGGCAAGATGCTCCGCGAGTGGGGCATGACTGAAGCCGAGGTGCCCGACGAGGCCAAGGAGTACGACGCCAATGTCTGGATGGTGGGCACCTTGGTCATCAAGGCTGTGCTCAACTATGACCCGCTGGGCGAGAAGCCTTACGCCAAGACCTCGTTCATCAAGACCCCGGGCTCGTTCTGGGGCCGCGCCATCCCCGAGATCATCGAAGACCTGCAGAACATCTGTAACGCTGCAGCCCGCGCGCTGGTCAATAACATGGGTATCGCATCCGGTCCCCAAGTGGAGCTTAACCTCGAACGTATCCCCACGAACGAAGACATCACCCAGATGCACCCGTGGAAAATCTGGCAGGTCCTGAACGACCCGCTAGGCAGTTCCGCGCCAGCGGTACGGTTCAACCAGCCGGAGGACAACTCCACCAAGCTTATGGCTGTGTATGACAAGTTCAGCCGTCTGGCCGACGACCACTCCGGTATCCCATCCTACATCTACGGTGATACGGACGTGCAGGGCGCTGGCCGTACGGCCTCTGGCTTGTCCATGCTGATGGGTTCGGCGGGTAAAGGTATACGTCAGGTTGTGATGCACATCGACCATGACGTGGTCAAGCCCATGATCCAGCGCCAGTTCGTGTACAACATGCGCTATGATGAGGACGAAAGCATCAAGGGCGATGCCCAGATCGTGCCGCGCGGTGCCGTGAACCTAGCCGTCAAGGAGACCACCAACGTCCGCCGCGTCGAGTTCCTGACCGCCACGGCCAACGACTTCGACATGGGCATCATCGGCCCCGAGGGCCGCGCCTCCATCCTGCGCGAGATCGCCAAGGGGCTGCAGATGCCGGTCGACGAGGTGGTTCCGTCCCGTGAGGCCATGGCTATGAAGAAGAAAGCCATGGAGAAGCAGGCCATGATGGAGCAGCAGATGGCGGCGCAGCAGGGGCAAGTGCCCGGGCAGACCCCCGGCGCGCAGAACATGGACCCCGGCGGCACTCCCGCTGGTGGCATGAACGTGGTCGCTAACCAGCAGACCGGCAGATGATCCGCCCCCCACCCGAGATTGTGGAGATGGTCGCCCGCATGGGCGCTCATTATCCTGAGATCGCCAAGTGGCTCAACGAGTGGCGTCAGCACGAGCTTGATCAACTCCCCTACATATCTTCTGGTGCCACTGGCATTGCACAGGGGAGGTGCCAACTCTTGACAGAGTTGTGTAAACTTGTTAATAGTTCACGTGATCTTGCCGCACAATCGCGGAAGCGATAGCGGAAAAACTCAGCACGCACACCGAGAGGAGCGTTTGTATGGCCCTACCCGAGCAGATTAGGAAGCAGTCCGAGGCGATCCAGAAGATGTATGACGGTTCACCCGCCGATCCTGCGCCTGCTACTGAGCAGGAAGCGGAAGGCGTTGCGAACTCCGCATCCGACGAAGCCAACGGTGCTGAAGCATCTGCACCTGAAGCCGCGCGTAACGAGCAAACGCGACCGGCTACCACTGATGAGACTGCTGAACAGCGTTATCGCACCCTTCAGGGTATGTATAATGCTGACACCGCCCGCCTCCGGGCGGACAAGCAGGAACTCACCGCACGTGTCGAGCAGCTTGAGAAGCTGCTGTCTTCCATCTCAGCCCAGCCCGCACAGCAGGTTCAGGCCCAGACGAAGCTCATCACCGATAAAGATATTGAGGACTATGGGGACTCCATTGATGTCATGCGCCGCGTGACAAAGGAGGAGAACTCGTACATGCAAAACAAGATTGCCGAGTTGGAGGCCACGATCCGTGACCTCCGCGTCAGTGTTGTTCCTCGTGTCGAGCAGGTCGCCCAGCGACAGGCGGTATCGGCGGATCAGGCGTTCTGGAATGATCTTACAGCGGCTGTTCCGAACTGGAGGGACATCAACGGTAACCGTGACTTCCACTCTTGGCTTCTTGAGGTCGATCCGCTGACCGGGGTAACCCGCCAGTCCCACCTCGAAAACGCCCAGCGCAGTCATGATATCCGTCGCGTAGCGGCGTTCTTCACCACGTGGCAGGGGAATACGGGCCAGCGCATTGCTCAAGAACCTCGGGACGCTGCAAAGTCTCAACTTGAGAAGCAGGTAGCCCCCGGACGTGGCCGCGCAGCGGCTGCGCCTGTTGGAGACCAACCTAAAACATACGCGCCGCAGGACATTGCTACGTTCTTCAGCGACGTGCGTAAGGGGCTTTACAAGGGCCGTGAGACCGAGCGCGACCGTATTGAACGCGACATCTTCGCTGCACAGCGGGATGGACGCATTGTCGCAACTGGTTAAACGGAGCACTTAAATGGCGTTTCCTGTCGCACCCGGACGCCCCAACTATTCGGGCAACTTTATCCCCGAGATTTGGTCCGGCAAGCTGATCGAGAACTTCTACGACGCAACGGTTCTCGCGGCTATCTCGAACACCGACTACGAAGGCGAAATCAAGGGTCAGGGCGATACGGTCAATATCCGTACCACCCCGAACATCACGATCCGTGATTACGTCAAGGGTCAGAACCTTGTCGTGGAGAACCCCGACAAGCCGAAGCTGCAGCTTCTCATCGACAAGGGCGAGTACTTCGCTTGCGTCGAGGACGACATCGACAAGGTGCAGTCGGACATCAAGCTCATGGATCAGTGGTCCAAGGATGCGTCCGAGCAGATGAAGGTCAAGATCGACCAGCGCGTCCTCACCGACATGCTGCCTGACATCTCTGCCGTCAACAAGGGCACTACCGCTGGCCGCATCTCTGCAGCCTTGAACCTCGGCTCTGCCGCTTCCCCCCTCACCGTCACCAAGGACGGCGTGGGCGGCACGACCCCGGTCACCGATCTGATCGTTGACATGGGCACCGTGCTGGACGAAGCCAACTGCCCTGAGAGCGGGCGCTTCCTCGTCATTCCGGCCCGTATGGCTGGCCTGATCAAGAAGTCCGAACTCAAGGACGCTTCCCTGTCGGGCGACAGTACGTCGGTGATGCGGAATGGCCGTCTCGGCATGATCGACCGGTTCACGGTCTACGTCAGCCACAACATCAACGTGTCCTCCAGCAAGTACAGCATCATCGCCGGTACCAAGATGGGCCTCACCTTCGCATCGCAGATGACGGAGATGGAGACCATCCGCTCGGAAACCACCTTCGGTGACATCATCCGTGGTCTTCAGGTTTACGGCTACAAGGTCGTGAAGCCCGAAGCACTCGCGATGGCTGTCGTGTCGTTCTAAGGAGACATGAACAATGGTTGCTTACACTGACAGCTACGGCATTAACAAGGGCTCTACGGCTCTTGCGTATTCCTATACCAACCGTTACACGGTTATGGAGTACACCATCGACTTCGCCAAGATCGCAGCGGCCCGTACCGCTGCCGGTGTCACGGCTCTGGCCAACACCGACACTCTGGTTCTGGCGAAACTGCCCAAGGGCTCCTACATCGTCGGCGGTATGACCAAGCTGCTGAAGGCGGAAGGCGCTGCGGGTACCATCGACATCGGTGTGACCGGTTCGTTGACGTTGTTCTGCAACGACTTCGATTGCAACACCACGGTAGACACCATTGTGGCGGGTACCACGGCGTCGGCTCTTACCGCCGACACCGACGTGGTGATGACGGTCAACACGGCGAACATGGACGTGGCCAAGGTCAAGCTTGCCATCATCGTGATCGACGTGCTCGCCAACCCCGGTTCGATCCCGAACGCAACGTAATTGTAGGGGGCTTCGGCCCCCTCTTTACCCCCAAGGAGAGAACACATGGGTCGCTATACTGGTATTGCTCTCGACAACGTGGCCATCACGAGTGGTACCGCTGTTGTCCAGAGCCTCCGCAACACGAACAACGCGCCGCCTGCGATCAAGACGGCGGCTACGCACACGGTCGGTGCCAACGAGAACTTCATCATCTACAACGGCGGCGCGTCCAACATCACGGTCACGCTTCCGGCTGCAGCCTCGTTCCCCGGGCGTGTCATTCAGGTCAAGAACTTGTCGGGCACTTACACGGTGATTTCGGCAAGCTCGAACGTCAAGCCTGCCAACTCGGACAGCGCCGGTACTGCCATCCTCGCGGCTACCGCTGGTGCTTGGGCGATGCTGGTGAGTGACGGGACCAACTGGGTCGTCATGGCCTCGTAATTGGTGGGGGCTTCGGCCCCCACTACTCCAATTTCAGGGGTTTAGATGGCTACCTCACTTACCGGCCTGCAGATCAAGGATACGTATCAGCAGCTTCTGCACCTCGACGGTGGGGTTAGCGCCACGGAGCGTATCGTCCGCACGGCAACGGGTGCGGCCACTGCCTTAAGCCTCGGCTCTGACAGCGCGTCTGTCGACAACGTCCGCATCAACGGCAACACCATCACTGCCACCAATGTGAATGGCAGCCTTATCCTTACGCCCAACGGGACGGGCACGGTCGACATCGCCGCTGCCAATGTGACGGGCGGGGTCGTCGCGGGCATTACCGATCTGGCCATTGCGGACGGCGGTACCGGTGCCTCGACGGCGGGAGACGCCCGCACCAATCTCGGCCTCGGTTCCATGGCCACCCAGAACGCTGGCTCCGTGGCTATCAGCGGTGGCTCTGTCCGGGCAACGACGGATGTCGGTTACGCCAGCACGGCGAGCACTGGCGGCGCGGTTACCCAGATTACGGACAAGGCCACTGGCGTCACGCTCGACAAGCCTTGCGGCCAGATCACCATGCACAACGCCAACTTGGCGGGTGTCACGCGCGTGAGCTTCACGCTCACCAACAGTTCGATTGCTGCCACGGATGTGGTGATCGTGAATATCGCCAGCGGCGCGACTGCGGACGCCTACGGCGTAACCGTGACGGCTGTTGCCGCCGGATCGTGCCGTATCCAGATTGCCAACCTGACAGCCGCAACTACGCTGGGCGAGGCGCTGGTGTTGAATTTCGCAGTGATCAAAGCCATCAACGCATAAGGAGATTACGGTTATGGCATGGGTAAAAGACCCCAAAACTGGGCAGTCCAAGTGGTCGAGTAACAAGACCTATCATAGCCGTGTAGGTCCTGAAGTGACTACATCCGTTCGTGGTGGGTATGGACAGGTCGCTACTGCCAACAAGAACACCCTCAGCAAGAAAGACCAGTCGCGTGTTGGCCCCACGTCGCAGGTGCGGAACGCATCCACTGCTGCCGCTGGCGGTCTCGGCTTTCAGGCTTACGGCAATCCCTTCAAGAGCACTACGGCTCAGACCCAGAAGGACACGTCGACCAAGACCCGCAACAAGTTCTATGGTGGGGCAGCCGCGCGCGCTGCTGCGCCTGCAGCCAAGAAGTCCGCGCCAAAGTCTTCTGCCGGGGGGCAAAAGATTTACGGCGGTTCGTTCAGTCAGGCTTTCGGTGCAGCCCGCGCTGAGGGGGCCAAAACATTCGGATGGTCCGGTAAGCCGGGTATGTCCTTCTCGACCAAGCTGGCTGGTAGCAGCGGCGCAAAGAAGACCATGGGCGGAAGCAGCAGCGGCGGTGGCACGGTCAAGAAGACTTCCGGCGGCACGGCTTCCAAGTCTAAGTCTACGGCGTCCAAGGCCACGACTTCTTCCGGCAGGAACCCAAGGACTGTCGGTGGCCCCGGCGGGCAGACGCCCGCGCAGAGGCTGAGCGCGCGTTACTAGGAAGTAAGGAGGGTACAATGAAATCATCTCGTGGCGGTCCGCCGCCTTCTGCTCCCGCCAACGGCACGCGGTCTAGGCCGCCCGGTGGTGGCCCGCCCTCATGGGCTCCTGCCCATGGGTACCGTCGTAAGGCTGCTGCCGGGGCTACCCCGGGTGCGCCAAAGCCCGGTGCCGCCAAGAAAGCCGCTTTCCGCGAGAAGGTAGCTGGCTTGCGCGAGACGGCGCGTGGACTGCGGGATAAGGTTGTTGCCGCGCGTGCTGCGGCGAAGCCGAATAACGCCAATCTTCAGGCCAAGGCTGCATGGAGAGCGACACGTCCTGCCCGCCCTGGCTGGGCTCTTGGTTGGGGCAAGTCCGGTGCCATGAAGTCATGGCGTGCGTCGAAGCCTTCAAAGCGGACCATTACCTGATGAAAATCTGGCTCAAGCATAAGGAGGATGGCAGCCTGTATGACTGGCATCCCCAACTCGCCAAGCACCCCAAGCTATATGAGGTGACTGACGAGGAACTGTTCCCCGAGAAGTATGCGCCGCCGCAGGTCCTTGCCAAGATGGAAGCGATCAAGGCCAAGCATACGGATCAACTGCCGCTGTTCACGGACGACATCCCCGAGGAGCCCGCTCCCGAGGCGAACCCCGACCTGAGCGCGGAAGTAACTGCCCGTACGAGGAAACGTAACAAGTGACACCTGCTGAAGTCATAACCGAGTGCCGCCGATTGCTGAATGACACGGTGACCCCGTATCGTTACAGCGATACGTCGATGCTCGGTTATGTCAATCAGACGATCAAGCGCATGGCCATCCTGCGCCCTGACCTGTTTGGGGAAATGGGTGAAATCCCCACGGCGGCTGGCACCACTATCCAGTCGCTCCCCGCCGGGGCGCATCGCCTGATCGACATCTATCAGGTCAAGGACGGCGATGCCGTGACGGAGGTCGACCGCGAGACCATGGCCCGTAACCACCCCTCGTGGATGACTGAGGCTGCCGCCGCACCGGTCAATTTCATGCGCCATGTGCGCAACCCGACCAAGTTCTTCCTCTACCCGCGTCCGCCTGCGGACACCATATTGATCGGTGAGTACGCGGTGACGCCCGCCAATTACACTGCCGACGCCGAGATCGCTGTCCTGCCCCCATCTTACATGGGCGCTCTGGTTGACGGCGTGATGTTCCTTGCTTCCTCCATCGACGATGAGCATGTGAACTCGGGCCGCGCCGGGGTCTTCCTTGAGAGCTTCACCCAGCAGCTTGGTGTGGCATTGCAGAACCGCCCAGTGACTGATAGCAAGATATCCGGTATGCAGCCTTCTCGCGCTGGTTCTGAACTTGGCGAGGTGATGTAATGGCTACTGCGACCTTCGCCTCGCTCCTGCCGAAAATCCTCCCCTCAATCCCCGGGGCACCTCAGCCTCTGGTGGTCCAGCATCTGCGGGACGCGGCTATCCGCGCCTGCGAGACTTCCCTGTTGTGGCGCTACACCCCGCCGCCATTCGATCTACAACCCGGGTCGCACGAGAACCTGTTTCGCAAGCCGCAGGAGACTGCGGTTCACGTGATTTTTGGGGCTACCTGCAACGACCGGCCCCTTACCAAGGCTACGCTGGAAGAAGCCATCTGCATGTATCCCGAGTGGGCCGACCGGTTCAACGGGTTGACGGGGGATCAGCTTTGGTCGCTCACCGATCCCGGTACGCTGAATGCCGAGGAGTTCAACGAGCTTCTGTACAACGGCAGCACCGACATCGTGATCCCGGCGGAAGCATATGAAGGTGGCAGCGAGCCGCGCTACATCACGCAGCTTACCCCCGAGAAGTATATTGTCCTGCCTTTGCCCGGGGCGGATGAGGTCTACACGTTGCGCATGTTCTACGCACTGAAGCCCAGCAAGACTGCCAGCGGTATGGATGAGGTAATCCTCAACGAGCTTGAGGACGCGATTATCCATGGCGCGCTGCAGCAGCTTCTGGTGATGCCCAAGGTTACGTGGAACGACAACGTACTTGCCAGCTACCACGCCCGTCAGTTCCTGTTCCGACTGACGGAGCGCCGAGCGCGGGCCAATCTGAACAACAACCGCAGCAGCTTGACGGCTCGCGGCGGGTCTTTTTCTTAGGGGGTTTAGGTGGGTATTGTCCTAGCAAATAACGCCACATCCCTTCTGGCCTCAGACATCAGTGACGCCGCTGGCACGCTGACTGTTACGTCTGGCGAAGGCGCGTTGTTCCCGAGCCCTGCCCCGGGGGATTACTTCTATGTCACGCTGCTCGACAGCGACGGCAATATGGAGATCGTCAAGGTCACCGCCCGCACCGTGGATGTTTTCACGATTGTGCGTGCGCAGGAGGGTACTCTTGCGGCTGCCTTTGCAACCGGTGCCCGGGTTGAACTGCGCATCACTGCGCAGACTGTTCTGGATACTGTGGATGTTGCTGTAGCCGCCGTAACCCTCGCTGATTTCGGTGTCACGGCCAGTGCCGCTGAACTTAACAAGCTGGATGGTGTCACAGCCAGTGCTGCGGAACTGAACGTCCTAGATGGCGTCACGGCCAGCACTGCAGAACTGAATATCCTTGACGGTGTGACTGCGTCTTCCAGCGATCTGAACAAGCTCAATGGCATGACTTCGTCTATCAGTGAGTTGAATATCCTGACGGGCGTTACAGCTACGGCTTCCGATATCAACAAGTTGTCTGGGCTCACTGCCAGCACGTCGGAACTCAACAAGCTGTCCGGCGTCACGGCGACGACCTCCGAGATCAACAAGCTGGCGGGCCTCACGGCTTCGACTGCCGAGTTGAACAAGATGACTGGCGTCACTGCGACGACCGTCGAGATCAACTATCTGGCCGGTGTGACCTCCGGTATCCAGACGCAGATCAACGCGTTTGCCACGTTCCCCTCCGGCTCCGTGATTGCCTTCGCCGGTAGCGCAGCCCCCGCTGGCTGGATTTTGTGTGATGGGCAGGCGATCAATCGCACCACTTATGCTGCGCTGTTTGCCGTGATCAGCACGACATTCGGTGCCGGTAACGGGTCGACCACGTTCAATATTCCTGACATGCGCGGGCGTGTCGCTGCTGGCAAGGACAACATGGGCGGTGTCGCAGCCAACCGCCTCACCGGGACTTCCGGCGGTGTCACCGGCACGACGCTCGGCGCTGTCGGCGGTGCCGAGGCGCACACGATGACCATTGCCGAAATGCCCGCCCACCAGCACACGATCTATTACGATCAGGAGACACCTGATGGCGGCAGCGGTGACAACGCCGCGTGGGACCTGAGCCCGACAACCGGTTCGCGCAACTCGCTTACTTCCAGTGTGGGTAGCAGCACGGCGCATAATAACGTCCAGCCGACCATGGTTATGAACTACATCATCAAGACATGACCGCGATCAAGATCACCAAGTTTGTCGGCACGGCTCCGCGCAACAGCCCGGAGCTTTTGTCCGACACGTCGGCGCAAGTTGCCCGGAACGCCAAGCTGTATTCCGGCGACCTGATCCCGTATCCTACACCTGTCGTGACTGGCAACACCGCGCGTACCGGTGAGATCAAGACACTCTATGGCATCCGTGGGCATAACCAGAGCACGGTCAAGTTCCTGTCTTTCAACAACAAGGTGGATATCGTTACCCCGGCGACCGACAAGCTGGAGGAGCACCGGTTCTATTACAGCGGCGACGGCAAGCCAAAGGTAAGTACGTACGATTTGGCCACCGAAGGGAGCGCAGGTCCCTACCCCATTGACTATTACGAGCTTGGGCTGCCCCTGCCCAAGCTGAAGCCGACTGCCGTAGCTACGGCGTTCACTGCCGCAACGGCGCTTACCTTCAAGCGCGACAATGCCAACACGGTTACCGTTACCACGGCGAACCCGCATAACCTAAAGACTGGCGCTGTGGCGTCGATCAGCGGCTTTACCTATCGTACGGGCACGTACACGCGCAGCACCACGACGATCACTGTCACTATTACCGCTCATGGGCTTACCAGCGGGGCCACGATTTTCCTTGAGTTCATATCTGGCGGGGCTACGACCAACAACTACACCATCATTGTTACGAGCGTGGATACGTTCACCTGCACTGACACCGCGTCTGGGACTATCTCCTCCAGCAACGTGAAATGGGATATCCGCGATCTCAACACAATCGCAGAAGTGGCCGTTATCAACCCGACGACGATCACATACACCTCCGCTGGTCCTGCCATTGCCGAGACTTCTGTAGTGAAGGTCGGTGCCTACACGCAGGTGGCCAGTGCCACCGCGACGATCACTCTGGCCGCGCATGGGCTTGCGACGGGTAATCAGGTGTATCTGGAGTTTACTTCCGGCACAGCCACTGACGGCGTGTACTCAGTCACTGTGCTGACTAGCTCCACCTTCACAGTCGTTGTGCCTGTCAGCACTACGACAAGCGGCAACGTGAATGTCTATCTCGTCGTCGGCATTGTCGACCTCGGTGATCAAGTGCAAGGCCGGTCGTATCTCTACACATGGTTCACTCCATGGCGCGAAGAAAGCATTGGCTCCGAGCCCATTGAGCCGTTGTATATCCGTGAGGGGCAGACGGTCACCATCTCCAATCTCCCAACCGTGGCCCCTACAGGCAAGAACAATATCCGTGGTATCAGGCTTTACCGTACCATCGCCACGCTGACAGGCGCGGATTTCTTCCTGCTCAAGACCCTGTGGTTCCCGGCTTACATCCGGTCGATCTCGCGCACCAACGGTACTGTGAGTGTGACGCTTACCCAGTATCATAACATGCTAGTCGATGACCGGTTCAAACTGGTGTCTGATGTCGAGCCCGCGTTTGATGTTACGGACGGCGTAGTTACCCGCATTGTTAATTCGGACACGTTCGAGTACGCTCTCCCCGGCGTCGACATCCCCGAGGTCGAGTACGCTGGGCGGCTGTATTATGACATTGCCGAGAAAAAGACGAACCCTGCCCGCTACTGGGGGCTGGACGACAACTACCTGTTCACGGATGATTTCAACTACCGCAGCCTGCTGACGCTCCTGCGCACGACAGAGTACGAACCGCCGCCCGAGACCCTGCAGGGGCTTACGGTCCTGCACAACGGGATCATGGCGGGCTTCGTCGGGAACGACCTGTATTTCTCGGAACCCAACCAGTACCATGCGTGGCCGAGCCAGTACCGCCGGTCATTCGAGTACGACATCGTGGCGCTTTCTTCGTTCGGCGGCTTCCTGCTGGTACTGACCAAAGGGTTCCCGTATCTCGTCGAAGGTAATACCCCGCAATCCATGGTGCCGCAGAAACTCTCGGTCATGTATCCCTGTCTGTCCGCGACCTCCGTGGCGCAGACGAATTTCGGTGTCGTGTGGTCTACGCACGACGGCCTTGCCGTGTTCGGCTCCACGGCTGCCAGCCAGCTTCTTACCAAGGCTGTGCATCACAGCGACACGTGGACCGATGGCACTGTACCCAGCGAGCTTGTGGGCGCGGTGTTCAAGGAAAACTACATCGGCTCCACGCGCAGCTATGCGCTGACCCTTGAGAGTGTCGACGGCGAGGAAGGCACGGGGCTATCCTTCGTCGATCTCGACTTCAACTTCAGCGCCTCATGGTTCGATAACGAGGAGAACGTCCTCTACACCACCAGCGGCACCAGCGGCGATATCTACCAGTGGGACGACCGTAGCCAGCAGTCCATGACTGCCCGGTGGAAATCCAAGGTGTTCGTCACCCCCACCCCCGTAAATCTGGGGGCCGCGCGCGTCGTGGCAGATTACGACGGTCAGAGCGCCAGCCCGTTGTGGGAGACGGTCGAGAGTACGTGGCTTACTTCTACCCAGCAGTGGGACGGCGGTGCTACCCTGACGTTCAACCTCTACATTAACAAGCAGCTTGTTTTCACCACGACCCGCACGGACGGCGGCGTCTTCCGCCTGCCTGCCGGGTACAAGAGCGACACGTTTGAGGTTGAGGTCATCAGCCCGCTTCGTGTACGCTCCATCCATCTTGCGGAAACCCCTCTCGGATTGGCGACGGTGTAATGGCACGCTTCTATGGCATCCCGGCTGTATCCTACGAGAACACCGACCCGCTGACTTCGCGCGTGCTGTCGGCGCTGAAGGAGAATGTCGAGCTTCTTACCGGCCAGCGCGGTGAGGTTGATCTGGATAGCACTGCCATCACACGCGGGCAGATTACTACCCCGACCGTAGAGGCCGAGTTTACAGGTTTGACAGCCAAGGGCGCTGGGCTGCGGCTGACGGAAGGTACTGTCCCGCAGTATGAGGATTACTTAAAATTGCTGCGCGACATGCAGCTTTTGGCCTATGATGTGGCCGTACTGCGAAACACGGTGAACACTTTGCTGGCGCAGTTGAGGAGCAACCAATGAACGACGGTATGACCCCCGGCCTGTCCGGTATCCTCAATATGAGCACCATGATGACCCCCCTCGACCTTGGGGCGTACGGCGCGAACAACAACCCCGGCAGCGGCGATGCGTCCGCGCTGATGCCGTCGTTCGAGCTTGGCGGCATGGTCGGCCCCGGTGGCTCGCCTGTCCGCCCGAACATCCCCGGTATGCCCGGGTTATCCAGTGGCCCGTCCGAAGGAGGTATGGGTCCGCAGCAGATGGAAATGGAGGCACGCCGCTTTGTCCAGCAGAACCCCCAGCAGGTTGCTGAAATCCGTGAGGCCGTCGAAGAAGCACTCGCGGACGGGGATATCACGATGGATCAGGTCCAACTCCTCACCAATATGGCGAAAGTGGCTCTCCAAAACCCGGAGATGTATCCAGCCCTGAAGCAGTCCATTGTCACCCGGGGAATTCTGGAAGAAGACGAGCTTCCGCCCGAGTTCGATCAGGGGACGATGTTTGTCCTGCTGCTGATCGGGCAGATCATCCAAGCTCCCGTGCAGGGAGGGATGCAGCAGCCCGCCATCCCGGGCGCTGCGAATGCTGCCGGGGGCGCGCCGCCTGCCGCTGCCCCCGGCAGCGCCCAGCCTATGCCGTCGATGGAGGCGGGCGGGGCCTTGCCGCCCAAGAGCGCGAACCCCAACGGCTCGATCCCGATCAATGCACACGAAGGAGAATATGTTATACCGCGTAATGTCGTAGCGGCGAAGGGCACAGACTTTTTCGACAAGCTCGTACAAAGCTATACACAGACGTAGGAATGATGTAGCATCGTCCGAATAAAGGTACCGCCATGGGTCTCTGGAAGTCCATCAAGAATGCCGCCAAGGGTGTCGGCAAGTTCATCAAGAAGAACTGGAAGACCATCCTCGGCGTTGCTGCGGCTGTTGCCATTCCATTCGCGGCTCCTGCTATCGGCGGGCTTCTCGCGGGCAGCGCCTTCCTCTCCAGCGTAGCCCCCGGTGTCGCCAGTTTCCTAGGGGGTAATCTAGGGGCCGGTATGATCGGTGCCGGTCTCGGCGCTGGCGCTGCCGCTCTGACCGGCCAGAACCCCCTGCTTGGTGCTGCTCTCGGTGGCGTCGGCGGCTTCGCAGGTTCGGCTCTGGGCGCTGGTGGTATGTTTGGCGGTGGCGGGCTTACCGGTGTCCCTACGGGCGCAAGTGCTGTCGTCCCGGCCACGGGTGGGATTATCGACATCGGCGGTGCCACGGTCAACGCTGCCACGGGCATGGCTGCAGGTGCAGCCGCCAGCAGTTCTGGTTCCGCTATCGGTGTTCTGGCGTCTAAGCTGGCAGCCAACCCACAGTCTCTGGGCGCGCTGGGCCAGCTTGCCATGGTGATGTTCAACAAGGACATGACCGAACTGACGCCCGAGGAAGAAGCCCAGCTTCAGGAGGTGGCTGCTCAGGCAGCGACCAACCGTGGCCTGTTCGAGACGCAGGTGATGGAAGCCCGGAAACTTATTCAAGCGGGTACACCTAACCCCGAGCAGGCGTATGCCAACGCACGTATGCAGACCGATGCCCAGCTTGGCGAGAACAGGCGCTCCATGCCCGCAGGGCTGCAGGAGGCCGACGAGCGCAAGGGTGCCATCGAAGGCACCAAAGCTGGCCTGCAGAACGTCGCTCTTGATTATGTACAGGCGGCGCAGACCCGCCGTGCCGGTGTCCAGTCGCTGCCGGATGGCGCGCCCACCGGCTACAACCAGCTTGCCATGCCGACGTACAACTCACTCTATGAGCGGCAGAACGATTACAACGAGCAGATCAGCAAGGGCGTCGGTGCCCTGTTCGGCTCTCTGGCTTAGGGGGTATAAATGGCCGCACCGCGCGAGTATTCCGGCAAGGGCTTTATCCTTGGCGGTGTGACCGACGAGACGCCCGATTGGCTGGGGTCTTACGACGCGGGTGTGCAAGGTGCCCAGCAGCAGACTACCACCCGGCTGAACCAGCGGGAAACCCGCCAGCGCATGGGGCAGAACGCCGCTGAAGAAGCGCGGCGTGCGCAGATTTTTGCTAACCAGCAAGCTGATCGTAATACCCTTATCGACGAAACCGGTAAGGCGACAGGTGCGTCCGACGTTCCGTTCAACGCTACGCCCGGTCCCGGGCTTATGCCCCTACAGGATATCCCCGCCCCGCAAGCTCCGTCCCCGGGGCTGATGACCGAGCCCACATCTAATCAGCCGACAGCCCTGACCCGCGATCAGTTTCTTCAGATGCTTCCTGAGTGGGCGGGCTATGAAAGCGAAGCTGGCCTGCCACCGGGGTTCCTTGAGCGTACAGCCATGCTGGAGAGCAGCAACGGCACGAATTTCCGCGAAGGTTCCCAGTATATCGGTGTGTTCCAGATCGGCGCTGGTGTTGCCAAAGACTTCGATGTGACACCCGAGCAGCTTAAAGACCCGCGTGTCAACGCACAGGTGGCAGCCAAGCTCGCAAAGCGTAACGCTAGTGTATTGCGCGTATATCTTGGGCGCGACCCGCAACCGTGGGAGCTTTACCTTGCCCACCAACAGGGGGCAGCAGGTGCGGCGCACTTACTCAGTAACCCTGATATGAATGTTGTTGACGCCCTGACAAAGGCTTACAGCGGCGGTAATCCTGAGCAAATTCGTACTAGAGTTATGGAAATAATCACCGCCAACGGCGGCAACCCGCAGATGACTGCCGGTCAGTTCGCTCAGGTCTGGGCAAGCAAGTACGGCGGTGGTGTGGGTGTCGGCTCTGATCCCGGTGTCAAAGATGTACCGGTTATCCCCGGTGCCCAGTCTCAGGCGTCCCGCCCGGGGCGCATGGACTCCGGCACAGCCCGCCTCCCCAACATGCCGAATGTATCTTCGGGCGTTCCGGTCGAACCTGTGACCGGCGGTGGCAAAAGGGATATCCCTGCTGGGCTGATGATGGATGCGCCCGCCGCTCCTACTGCCCCCGGGCAAGTGTCGATCAACGCCAATGGCGTGCCGGTTACTGGCGCTCCTGCCGCACCGCAGCAGGCTGGCCTGCAGACCGCTTCTGAGTACGTGCCGCCGAACGTGACGAACGACGAGGCTATGCCCCGCGTGTCACAGGAGGATTATGCCGGTCTGGATATGCCCGGGCGCGGGTCGATTGCCGACCAGATCATGCGCTCCCCCGCTGGCCAGCCTGCTGCCCTCCCCGAGTCGGGGATGTACCTTATCGAACCCGCGCGGATCACCAACGAGCGGCGTCTGCTTGCGGCCAAGCGCGGCCTGCTACAGCGGCAGCTTGAAACCGCCAAGCGCCTCCGTGACGTTGCTACGATCACCGATCTCCAAAACAAAGACTTTGAGATTGTCGCGGCTGACAACCTCTTGCAGGCCATGGAAGTCATTGCCGGTATGCAGCAGGGCGACGATGAGCAGTTCGCTCAGACCCTGTCCGGTTTGACCCAAGGCAGGCAGCGTCTGCAGCCGCGCTCCGATGGCAAGTTCAATGTGTACTGGGACGGCAAACTGCAGAGCGAAGGCGTCGACCGCAACCAGATCATCGCTTCGCTGCGGATGCAGTACGACCAACAGTATCAGGCGCTTGTTGCCCAGCGCGTAGCTTCGGCGCAGGAGCGCGAGGGTAAGGTCCTCGACAGCCAACTCAAGCAGAGCGAAGAAATCACCAAGCAGCAGGCCATCATGTACAAGGATGTGGCCATCGAACAACTCAAGCGGTCGTACCCGGCGGATGCGAGCGTCAACTTCGATGCTGCCACCGGCAGGCTGGTTGTTGTGCCGGATCAAGGCAGGGGGCAACCCGAGATGTGGGAGATCGCACCTGTTATGGGAACAAACGGCCAGCCTGTCGAGGATGGCGCTGGTAACCAGAAGATGGAACTGCGGCGTGTTAACACGGCGGGTAGCTCCGTACCGGTACAATAAGAGGGCGACATGGCTGGACTGAACGACCCGCTTACCCAACTGGATTACGGCGAACAGTTCGTCCGTGGGCCGCAGAGCGTCACACAAGCGTCCGGGCTCGCCGGTCTTGCTGCGCCTACTGCCAACGACATCTCCCGCGCCAACGCCAACTCGCTGAACGACATGCGCAACTTCGGGGCTATGAACTTCGGCCCCGCGCCAAAAGCTCCTGCCATGCCGCAGGGGCCTGTGCTGGCGATCTCGCGCTCGTCCGGTAAAATCTGGGCCAACGGCAAGCTGTTCACGCTCGACGACGCACAGGGCGCGATTGAGAGCGAGCAGTATCTTTCACAGCCGCCTGCACCCGCCCCCGCCGCAGAAGCTGGGGATTGGGAACCGCTTGACCAGACGGCCTACGCGCAGCACCTGCAGAGTATCAAGAACCCCGGGCTGGGCACGCTGGCATCCAAGAACTTCGGCATTGGCGTGGACAACATGCAGATGCTGGGCGGCTACGGCCTTCAGTTCCTCGGCGCTGAAGAAACCGGGCAGGCCGTCGTCCGCAACCAGCTTGAAGACCTCAACAAGAACGCGCCCTACCAGCGCAACTTTGAGGATGTGGGTTCCGAGAACCGTGGGTATCTGGACTGGTTCGTCGCCAACTTCGCCCAGCAGGGACCGAACCTTGTCGAGAGCGTCGTGACTGCTGCCATCGGTGCTGTCGCTGGTGGTGCTGCCGGTGGTGGTGCCAACCCCTTCACTGCTGCAGGCGGTGCCATCACCGCCATGGTCGGCAAGCAAGCCTTCAAACAGGCGCTGCTCAGTGCAGTCAAGAAACATACGGCGGGCGAAGTTCTCGACGCCGCCGAGACCAAGCTGCTGCGTGAGGCAGCGGGCATCACCGCCGCTGCCGCCAAGGAAGTCAATGAGCGGGTCGGTACCCAGTTTGTCGTGGATGCCGCCGGTACGGCCTCCCGCTTCGGCATGGATGATGCTGCGCGCATCCTGAACTCTGGCTTCGACGATACAGCCAAGAAGGTCGCTGCAGGCGGGCTTTCGCAGGCCCGTCTCGGCGGTGCGGCTTTTGCTACCGGCGCGCAGAACTATACGGCTGGTGTGTCCGATCTCTACGGTGACAGCATCGAAGGCGGTAGTCCCGACCGTGGGCTGGCTGCTCTGGGTGGTATTCCCTACGCCGCCATGGAGACTGTGCCCGAGTATCTTGCCGCCCTCCGGTTCTTCAAGGGTATCGGGATGAAAGCCGCCAAGGCTGGCGGCAAGCTGGGCCGCACGGGTTCCGTTGCGACGAATGTCGGTCTCGGCATTGGCGCGGGTGCCGCGCTGGAGGGTGCCACTGAACTGGGGCAGGAAAGCCTCGGTATCGGCATGAACGCCGAGCTTGATTACGACAGCCCGGAAGGTATGTCTCGCCTGCTCAACGCCTTCGCTGCGGGCGCTGCCATCGGTGGCTTCGTCGGCGGTGCATCCAGCCTCAACAAGGGCAAAGCCCACGACCTCCTGTCGGGCGGTACCAAGCCTGCCGAGCAGGGCGGCGCGACGATTGACCAGCCCGACACACCGTTTACGCCGCGCCCGCCGAACCCGAATGCGGCTTCGTTCAACGACCTGAACGCTGGCGGGCCGATGTTCGCGCAGGACGGAACTGTTATTCCCCCGGGTACTGCAGTAGGCGCACCGGCTGCGCCCGCGCAGGGGCCGATCATCGACGGCACGGTAAACCAGCCGCCCGCTGGTAATCTGGGGATGACACCTGTGTCTCCCTCCCCCCAGCAGACGCAGCCCAATATGTTGCAGAGCCCTGCTCCGCAGCTTGCGGCCCCTCCCGGCCCCGCGCAGGCTACCCCTGCTGGGGCGGCTCCCGATGTCATCCCGTTGCCCGGTCAGATCGGCGGCTCCGCTTTGGATCAGGCCGCGTCCGGGCAGCTTGAAGGGGGCGTTCCCCCGGCTTTGCCGAACCGCCTCCAGCAAGCGCAAGCTGCTGCCAAGCAGCGTCAGCTTGAGGCGACCAGCGGCTCCGCGCTTGCGCGCCTTGGCCGTGGTGATCTGCCGGTCCCGCTGACCCAGCCCGGTGGTGCCGAGACCATGGGGGGCGCAGCCACTGCCCAACAAATTCCTACGATGACGGGCAAGGCCAAGCTGAAGCGCGGCAAGAAGGTCATGCAGGTCGAGGGTATGCCCCTCGCCGCAGCCGAGCCTGAGATCGACGCCACGGTCACGCAGACTGATGAAGCTCCGATGCAGGGTGATCTCGCTCCTGCCGACGAGGTGTCGCAGTCTCCTGTCCACGACAAGTTCGTGGCCGAGTTCGATGAGTTGCTGTTGAACGACGCCAACAAGGTGCAGATAAAGGCTGCTGCCAAGAAGGCAGTGAAGGCCGGTGTACTTACGCAGAAGCAGCTTGATGACACGGCCTACCTGTTCAAGGACAAGGACATGTCGGCTGGCGACATCGTGCCCGAACTGAACAGCTACATCGAAGCAAACAAGGAGGTAGCACCAGATGCCACTGAAGTCGGGGCCAGACCGCCGAACAATAAACTCAAACGTGCGCGAGATGATCAACGCGTTCCGGGGGACGGGGAAAATAGGCTCGTCGAAACCGGCAAACGCCGCAGCAGCGCGAAAGCAAGCGATAGCAATCGCCTTAGACAAGGCAAAAAAGCGACCGGAAAGGCCGAGGAGCAAGTAAGCCCAAAAGCGGAAGGGGCGGCAGCCGCCCCCTCAAAAAAAGCTGAGAAGGTTTCTGAGGAAGTTCTCAGGGACGCGGGCTTTACCGGCAGCGAAATCTCAGACTACCAGCGTGAGGGTACGTACGCCGACAAGGCCGAACAGGCCGCGCGCGGCTATATGTGGATTGCTGGACAGTTCCGCGCCGTAACCAAGAAGGATATCGAAGACGCGCGCATCGGGGCCGAGCAGTACAGGACTGAGCGACTTCCGAAGCTGCGCGAGTATGTCAAGAAGAGGTTCGAGGAAGCGCGTGCGAGCCGCCGCGACTTCGGTCCCAACGGCAAGCTGGCAAACGTACCGTACAGTGACGGTCCTGCTGTTACTGAGGCGGAAGCCATCCGCATGGTGGAGAACGACCGCGCTCTCCGCACGGTACCTAAGCTAGAGCGCGTCTACGCGCTGACCGACGAGGCCAAAGCCGAAGCCGCCAAGCCGAAGCAGGCGCTGGCTGTCGTCGAGCCGAAGGAGATTGTCGACCCCGAAACCAAGGTAAAGCGGCAGGCCGCTCGTGACACCGAAGACCTCGCCGGTCTTGACCAGCGCGCGGCTAATGATCAGGAGGAGGTGCGGGCGCTTATTGAGGTTTTGGATTACCAGCCGCCGGGTGGGGAAGACTATGAAATCGCACTGCAGGCGCTGATCGGTTTTGCCAAGGCTAGCGACACGCGCGTACCGCGTAGGTTAGCGCAGGAGTATCTGGAAACGCTGCCCGCTGAGGAAGTCAAAATAGCCGAACGTACGTTCACGGCCCAATACGCCGAGGAAATGCGCAAGGAAGCTAAGTTTGCGCAGACCATACTAAAGTCTGACGCGCCCGCCGAAGCTAAGGAAGAAGCCAAGAAAACAATCAGAGATTATAAGGCTGCTGTTAAAGCTGCTGAAAAAGTCGCTGGTGATGTTGCCGCTATTGAGGATACGAAAGACTTCAATCTCATCGCCACGACGATGAACCTCTACAACAGCGGCGAGATCACCATGATCCCGCAGTCTGTTCTGGATAAGCTGAAGGCTGCGTGGGCGCGCATCAAGGATAAGGGCAAGAAGATAGGCGACACGCCGCTGGCTGCCTACATCAAGAAGAGCGACCCGCGTTTCTTCAATATCGTCAAGGGCAGGATCGAACCGCAGGAACCCGGGCGCTACTCCCTCTCCATGTGGGATACCCCCGACAACCCTGTGCCTGCAGGCCGCATCAAGCTCATCATCCAGAAATTTACGTCCAAGCTGGCGATGAAGCCCGAGGTCCATGTGTTCCGCAACCAAGCGGACATGAAGGCCAGCAACCCCAAGCTCTACGCCCGGATGAAGGCAGGCCGCGCAGGCGATTTCGATACCGCTATCGCGGCGGGCTATTCCATGGGCGACACGGTCATCATCTTCAGCGACCGGATCGGCAGCGAGGACCATCTGGCTTTCGTGCTGGCGCATGAAACGCTGGGCCACTTCGGCTTCAAGGGCCTCATGGGCGCGAGCGAGTTCAACGCGCTCATGGATAAGTTGTACGACAGCGATCCGCGCGTGAAGGCCGCCGCCGATGCAGCAATGAGCGCACGCGGGCTGCCCAAGGCCGAGGCTGTCGAGGAGTACCTTGCCGACTACGCAGGCCAGCTTCACACCCGTCTGGTGGTCCGCATCTGGAAGGGTATCAAGTCCGTGCTCAACCGCGTGGGCATCAAGTTCGGTGACGAGGCCACCCGCTACCTGCTGGATCAGTCCAAGCGTTACGTCCGCACCGGGCAGAAGTCCGGGGTGTTCAACACCAGTTCGGTAATGAGCCGCCTGTGGGCCGTGGAGCATGGCATGACTGGCCGCTTCTCCATGGTCGGCATGTCCGACGAGAACGAGCGCGTCAGCAGGATGGTACGCCACGATGCACCGTGGGTGCCAATGAACCTCAAGGAGGCCGCTGGCAAGCTCAAGGATTTCGGCGGTACATGGGAAGGGTTCAAGCAGCAGTTCTTCAGCCTGCTCAAGTTCGACGCCCTGCGCAACCCCGGGCTCTATGAGTTCTCCCAGCTTCTGGCGGAAGCCACGGAGCGCGAGCAGTACATCCACAACAAGTACAACGAGGTCCTGTCCGGGCTGCTGTATAAGGGTGAGAAGTACAAGGCAGAGGTCAGCCGTGCGCTGCTGCTGGGCCGCGAGGTCTCCGTCTTCCGCTTGCTGGAGGAGCCGCTATCGCCTGCCGACCGCCGCAACACGCTGTTCAACATCGTGGATGGCGAACTGGTCCGCAACTCCAAGGCCATCGAAGAATTTACCCAGCGCGGCATCCTGTCGTACGACGAGCTTGTCAAAGGCGGCTCCTACTACCGCACCACGATAGACGAGAACGGCAAGTCGCTGCGCCGCGAGATCAAGTTCGAGGGTATGCCGAAGCTGACCAAGGAGCAGTACGAGGATTACGTACTGTCCCGCCGCGCCATCGCCAACGTCGAGATCGAACTGCTAGAGGCCAAGTATAATAACTTCCTGCACAGCGAAGGTGTATCGCGCGGGGCCATCAAAAAGATGTTGAAGTCGGCCAAGGTGGAGGGTGAAGCTGCCAAGCTGATGACAGGTGTTTCCAAGTGGTACAAGGAGATTTACGTCTCTGGCTACAGCGTTGACGCTCGTGGCAACATCACGCCCGGTCTGGCCGAAATCAAGAAGGCCGACGACTTCCTCGTGGCTGTTAACCGCGCACTCATCAGCGCCGATGCCAAGAACGATCCTGACGTGCGTGCGTTCTTCGACAGCCAGAAGCAGGCTGACGACTTCATGTCAGTGCTGGACGATGTGCGCAAGGACCGTAAG